CTAAACGCGGGTGAAAACGTATGCGATTCCTGATGATGGCCACACTGCTTTCCCAGCAGGAATAACAGTGCCCGCCGAGATGATGGTCGCGCCCGCGCCGTCCGATTGCCACTCGTATACCGTCTTAGGGCAGGTCACAGGGTATTTGAAAGCCACACCGCGATTCTCCCCCGTCCCCACCGGATAGCACAGGCTGTTCGTGGGGATCGACTCCCAGACTTTGTACTTTTGGCCTTGAAGAGTGACCTCTCGCAACAGCTCATACACGGTCTTGCCGTTGAGTACGGCGCGCTGTACTTCCCGCGAGCCGACAAAAAGAGCTGCTGGCTCTTTGCCATTAATCCTCACCGGCATTAGCCCACCACCAAATACAATGTGGTCGCCACAGGGCTAGATGGCATCGCAGTGACAACCTCAATTTTCTTCACCGCGCTACCACCGTCCACGCGAGTGGCCAGCCCGTCTGTGAGCGCCTGCGTGGACGCTTTGCCAGCGAGGGCAGTATCTAGCCCTGTCACCTGCGCAGTAGTGTGAGTGTGGGAAGCATCAGCCTTACCTGCAAGACCGGTGGTGAGTGCGGAGGTTGTGGGCGCGCCCACATCAGCAGCGCTTAGCACCACCGTGCCGACCTGCCCATTCACGGATTGCACTGGGGCGTCAGCCGACAATGCGAGCGGCACCCACGATGCCCACGAGGACGCACTACCCGCACCCAGCATGTACGTGCCCTTATCCGCCCCGGTGGTGATGATGCCCACATCGCCCTCCTGCGCCGTGAGTGCCAGCAGCTCATCACGGCTAGTTACCGACTGGGGCTTAGTCAAGGCCACCTCCGGTATCTGCGAGGTGGGAACCTTACCGCCCACTAGGTCAGCCTTAGAGGTGATAGCAGATGCAATCTGAGAGGACACGGCGCTAGGTGTAGTGCGCGTGTCTCGCTGTGTGTCCACATACGCTTTCGACGCTGCCACATAAGAATATTTAGGCGGGTTGGGCACCTCAATATCTCCAGTCGACAGCCGCTTCACAATCGCATACGCATCCGGCTGCGCGGTGACTTTGCTCGCCAGCTTCGCGTCCGTGATGGAACCGTCAGCGATATTCGCAGCCGTTGCGTCCTTGCCAGGCTCACCCCGCAAAGACTCACGCTGAGCCTCGGTCAGCGCGTCGAATGCGACCGTGCCGTCCTGCCCCTTAGGCCCAGTCAGCGGTGGGGAGGACACCCCATTGACGGAGAGGACATCACCATTCCAGGTGGTGGTTGCGACTGCATTTGCAGCCCTATCCGCCTCCTGCTTAGCTTTGCCCGCCTGCGTTGTGGCCGTGCCAGCAGCCGTGCCAGCCACACCAGCAGCAGCCTCAGCAGCCTCACGATCCGACTTAGATCGCCCCGCATCCGCCTTAGCATCAGCAGCAGCATCAGCAGCAGTAGTGGCGGCAGAGGAGGCCCTGTCTGCGTCCTCCTTGACTGATTCGCGTACCGCATCAGCCACGCCGTCCGCAGTCTCACGCACCACATCAGCCAGGGGGATACGTGCCATGACAAAAGACCCGGATTCGTTGGTGGCGGTAATCACCATTTCCGCATTCTCCACCGTCACATTGCTAATGCTCGTGCCCTGTGGGCCGCGCACAATACCGTCAGGCTGGCCGGCTACTGGGGCGGCTAGAGTAAGGTCGATTTCCCCGCTGGGGATAGCGTCGAAGATGATAGGTTTGAGGGTGAATGACCAGCCCCCCGCCTGCATGTGGCTAAAGGTAGCTTTCCACCGGATTATGGGCGGATTACAGCCCTCACCACCAGCGGCGAGTTTCACCCCATCCCGACCACGATGGCTAATGATGCCATCATTGATAGGGCACTCTATCGGAGATAGCACTAGTGTTTCCATGCCGCCCAGGACTGTCACCTGCACGGCATCACCACCAGACATCACCGGGGTAAAAGTCACCGTGCCATTGACGTTCACCACATCTGGCGTGTCATCATCGTCACGCCCATCAATCACTGATGCGCGCACAGCCCGCTTCACAAGCGAATACTCTAAAGGCATACCATTCTCCTAGCTACTTGGCTCATCTGAGTTCTCCCCACCGGTGCGACCGGACACATCCCGACTAATGTGCTGCGCAGTCAGACGTGACCACTTCGGCCCGCCCAAAATGCCACGCCCAGAAAACATATTGGTCACATACACCCTCACCTGGTAGCCGGATTCAGGCACTACCACCGATGAAACAACTGTTTGAGTGATCGGATTTTCGTTGTAGCTCATCGCCCCCTGGGATGAATATAAACTTCCGTCCGGTCGGTGTATACGAAGATTAAAGTCAAAAGATTTAGTCTGTCCGGGGAGCTGGAAAAAGCCGTCAGCAGTCAGGTGGAGTCGAATATCCCACAGCCCTTTATCAAGCAGCCGGATACCGCCCTGTGTGTCCGTGATCATTTCACACCCGCGCATGGGGCCGATACGCTCCGAAAATACCGCCCAGCCCTCGCCGTGCACGCGGTTGTTCGGATTTACGTAGCATGAGCCGTAATCGAGCAGGGGGGAAAGCAAATCTGTGCGGTTACCTAGCTCTTCCTCGGATTTTACAAGCCGGTCTATAGTCTCTTTCTTGGGTGCGACGGTTTGCAGAGATTCGAACAAATCTGGCCGGATTCCGAACGTGTCCCACCGTGTGCGCGAATTATCATTAGCCATAGGATTAGCCCCCAAAATCCGGGTTTACAGGCATAGCCAAGAAAGACAAAGCGGCTTTCTCACGCCAAAAATTCCAGCCACCAATACTCCCCTGTACCTTTTTCAGCACAACATAAATCGTGGTCGCCGTATTCGCCTGCACCAGACCAACCGGCGATGCGGGTGTCACACGGGAATCGGATGCGGGCACAATCTGCGTCAAATCATCACGGCGCTGAAAAACCTTGCCAATACCCCGGCCCACAATGTCGCCCTTCTGCGCATTACCCACACGAATCTCCGCGTCAAACTTCACTCCCAAAGGTGTTTCTACCTGCAATTGGCCGCCCAAAATCACCGGATGCCAATCAAACGGCAGGCCCGGCACCACCAATGATGCGATCATGCGCTCATTCACATCACCAGACCCGATAAGGCCCTGCGACACGCTATTAAAATCAGCAGGGGATAGTGTCCACGGGCCGATAGGTGCCATCACGGTACGTGGCGCCCACTTGCTACCATTCCACACCAGGGCTTCACCCGGCTGTGGGGGCTGCGACACATCCACATCAGGCGACGATGACACGTTAGATGCGGTGCCCTCATCGCCCTTTTCACCCGGAGGCCCCACCGGGCCTTGTGGCAGAACAAAATCGAGCACCACCACATCATCAGTGGATGCGGCTTGATTGACGCTCACAGACGCATCCCCGCCCGGCTTTACACTGCCAATCTGAAAACGGGGTGTTTTTCCCGGTTCGCCCTCCACGCCGATAAACTCTGGAACCTCAATGAAGTTCTGGCCGTTCCACACCCACAGAGAGCGCGTGACAGTATCAGCCCATGCCGCGCCCTGGTCTACATCCCGCAGGTTCGACGGGAGTTGATTACGGTCGGTGATAAGTCCACGGAGCCACATTTGTGCCCCAGGGTCGCCAGTCTCGCCCTTTTCGCCTCGGCGCCCGCGGGGTAATTCCATGGTGGCGGCGTCGGGTGTGACTTCGATGATGGCACGTTGGGTTGCTAGGACATCCTCAGTGTCGACCCACCGGAGAATGAGCTTGTGCTCTAAGTCGCTGTATGTCGCCATGTACCGCTCCCATTGTTGATTACTGGGGTGATTATGGGTGACTGGGAGCGTTGTCTAGGAAGATTTCACCCTAAAACGCGAAAAAGACCCCGCCGGGTGCGGAGCCTAGCGGGGTTGGTCAGTGCCGAAAACGTCCTTATGGACATCCTGCGTGAGGGAAGCACACTCAACGGCTGTAGGATGCCGGTCAAAAACGCGGCGCAGCGCAAGGATAGCAGACCAATACTTTGTCCTCATCGATTCTTGCCATGCGCGTAAACTTTGTACCTCCGATTTTAGTCCGTCGATTTCTGCTTGCTGCGCATCCATTCTGTCCATGATCTTTTGTGAGAATGCATCCCACTGTGGGCCGGTGGCCTCAATCTTTTTCGCATCGACCTGTGATTTTGCGGTTGCTTTTGCTGCGAGCCATGCAAAAACTCCTGTGAGGAATGCGGCTATCCCGCCGCCGAGCATCGTGCTAAGCATTTCACTCCCCATCGATTTGTGGCGGATCGCCCCGTACGAGATGCGGTTCACGGCGCCCCCGTGTGAATGCCCAGAATGCGAGGGCGAATACGCACAGGTAGCTTATGGCGCTCACCCAACCCCTACCGCCAATGGTGGCGAAGCTGACTGCCCAGAGAAAGTGCATGCCAACCATCACGCCTACGGCTGCGGGTTGAGTGCGCGTCCATACCACGGCGACGATGCAGCCTAGGCCCGCGAGTGCCCAAAGTATTCCCCATGCAGGGGGTGAGAGTAGGTGCTCAAGGGTGTGCGCTGGTGGGCGGTTGGGTTCGGCTAGTGGTGGGAAGTACGAGATTCCGCGTGCAAATCCGAGGATGCCGAGGATGATGAGGCCGGTTTCGTCGGATGTGAGCCATGTTCGCAGGCGGTATTTTTGGGCCGCTGTTGGCTTCCACATCGCCGTGCCCCTATGCCGTGGTGGGGCCGGTGTAGACGGGGAGGTTGGCCACGTCGCCCTTGATGGTGATAGCCTGCTCCGTGTTCTCTACCGGCGCGGCGCTCGCCTCCACTGCCGCTACAGTATCTCGTGCATTCTTGAGCTGTAGGGCCGCGAGCTTCGCCTGCGCTACAAGGTCATCGACCATTGACGGGGTGAGCTTCGCTGCTGCCACATCAGCTCGCGCCTGCTCAATCTCCGACAGTGGCACGTCCGAGCCGGGATTAGCCTTAATGGCCGCACCGAAAAGCCCCAGGCCCGCAATGATGCCCAGAACCTTATCGGCGTTGCCTAGCCACGCGTCCGATTGCTCCGGGGTGATTACGCCAAAACCTACCGCCACCAGCAGCAAAAGGGCCACGGCGGTGTATGCGATTCGGCGGATGAGCCACGGCTCCCAGCGAGACTTCTTCGAGTCTTTGACTGTGTGAGTTCCCATTACTTCTTCTCCTTGATGATTTCGGTGAGTTCTGCCACGGCTTTTGTGAGCGCGGCAATGTCATTCCGTGCAGCGGCCAGGCCGTCTGTGATGGTCAGATTCTGCCCAGCCGAGTTCTTGCCGAGCTGTGGCCATCCGGGATATTGCCCCGCGTCGCGCCCGCCCGTGAGTTGCTGGCGAATGTCCTTCACGTCTGAGCCAATAGGGCCAGTCACGCGAATGTCGATGTAGTCCTTTAAGCTCTGTACGTCCTGTGCAGACATAGAATCATCCTCTTTCGTGGTTGTGGTTCCGGTGAATAGGGCGCGTAGTTCGTCCTCCGTGCCCCGGTACGCGTTGATGTCAACGCTGTGCCCCGCCACCTGTGCATTGCTTCCAAATTGCCACAGGGCGGGTTTTTGATTGCCTAGCGGGTAGTTCCATTGGTGGTGATTGTCGCCGGGATAGATTGCGGCAGGTGCGCCGCTTGGATTAGCGCCATATGCTGCCACCCAGAATGCTCCGAACTCGTGTGAGTCTGGCTCCCCGCCGATGACTTTTCCCTCCCACCACGGGACGTAGGAATAGGCACCAATGACGCGCACCCCTGCGGCCTCGAAACGTTGCTTAAACTCGCGGATATGGTCAACGCTAAGCCCCGCGTTAGTCTCACAATCTAGCCACATTGGGCGCTTCTTATCTCCCATGACCTCCAGCGATGCCTGCACCTGCTGTGCCACGCTCGTGCCCTCATTGGGGTTACGCAGGTAGTGGTATGCGGCGGTGATTAGCCCCGCGCCCTCCGCATCGTCTAGGTGCGAGCGATAGCAGCGATCCTTATAGGTTCCGTCCGCAGTGCGGATAATCGCAAATTTCATACCCTCCGACGCTGCACGGCCCAGGCTCATGCCGTCTTGATGTTCGGAAACATCTACACCAAATATTGTCATTTCCCCTCCTTGGGGTGTGTTTTCTCCCGGCCACCCCGCGCCCCGGAGCACATCCTCAGGATTGAGGATCGTCTGTCCCACGACGCGCTGGCATGCTCCCACCCATGAGCGGGCATAGAACTCTAAGTGGAGGTGCGGTGCAACACCGCCGTTAGTGCTCGAATCCGGGTTGATGCGTCCAATACGCTGACCCTCGCGCACAAACTGGCCGGTGCTAATTTCCGGTATGATGTGGCCGTAGACCGACTCACCACCCCCCACATTCGCAGCATGGTCTAGACGGATCCACTGTCCAAAACCAGACGCGGGGCCAACCTGCACCGCCGTGCCGTCCTTGATGGCGAAAATTGGCTTGCCACCACTGCCCCCATCCAAGCCATAATCCGTACCCCAGTGGGTAGTGCCCCAGCGGGCACCAAGCCCAGATGTCACGACGAAGCCGCGCTGCACTGGCATAGTGACCATCGGCCACCCCCTTATTTCTTGTTGGTGACATCATTGCGGGGGCGGCACGTTGTCTAAAGGGCTAAGCCCAAATCGGATACCGTTTCGGAGAGTTGCTTCAAGCGGTCGGTGAAATCAAGGAATGGATTAGACGTGTTTTTCTTCTTGCCGATGCGGGGGGTGACACGCATACGCTCATCGTGACTGTCCGTGATGGTGATACCACTAATGATGTCATTGACCACCACTCCTGATAGGTGCTCCTCAAAGTTCACGCGGTCGCCCACGCGGAACCCCTGCCGGATTTTGCCATTTTCGGCGCGCACATCATCGCCAAGATTCTTGGAGATGGAATGCCCCATGGTGATTTCCACACTCTTGCCGCCTTGCGCATCGAGCATGGCGCGCTCTGCCAATGCCGAGGTGTCAAAGGTAAATGTGCCGGCTGATGATTGGGTGAATGCTTCGCGGAGGTGGAATGGCCCCATGGCTGCGGCGCGCTCCACATCCGTGCGGTCAGTGAATGCCAACACGGTGTCCTCTAGCTGTCCGGTGATGAGTCCACCAATCGCACCACCGATGATGCCACCAATCGGTCCTAGTGGAGTGGTGGAAGAGATAGCTGTCAGGATTCCCTGCACCGCAAAATCAATGCCCAGGCCGATGGCCTCATTGACCCAATCATCAGACTTGCCGCCCACAATCTGCTTGACGGGGCCGGGGGCGCGGCCCGTGAGCTTGAATGATTCAATCTCCCCACTGCGGGTGTTGAAGCGGACATGTGGGCGTTCGCGGACTTTCTGAACGGAGATGATAAGCCCAGGTTTGGTGGGTGGCTGGATAGGATCGTTGTTGGGGCTGAATACCTGGTCAATGTTGGCATGTGTGATTTTTGCTAGACGCGCACCGGTGCCACCGTCCACGAGGGGCACAATCTTTCCATCTGGGAATGGTTGGCCTGGCCACCACATCCTGGACGTGACGCCGTAGTCATACTGGTTCAGAGTGTCGCGCAGAAGTGCATCGATCGCAGACATGCGAGACGATAGGGATACACGCGGTGACTTATCCTCAATGCGCTTAGGTGGCATCACAAGGTAGGCGGGCACTCCACTGCGGGCTATATTCTCGGACAGGTAGTGGTACACCACGGATTCGAGCGGGCCGGATTGCCGGTCTGATTTGCCCTGCAACGCCAGCCCTGTACGAGTATTGGCCCAGCCGGTAATACCACCCAGTTGCACCTTGTCATCAATGAGATTGACTTGCACGATTTCGCGCCCTGGTGTGCCGGATGCGTCAAAGCCCGATACGCGGCCTGTCCATATCCATCCATTGCATTCGGCGGTCACGGGCACCACATCATCCGAGCATTGCATCAGGCGTCCTGCGAGCTTATGGTCTGCGGGGATAGTGAGCGTGCCGACACCGGCATCCATGCCAAACTCTTCGTGAAGTTCGATGGAGATGTAGCCGGTTATGCGGATGCGCTGTGTGTAGTCGTTGCTGTGGACGTAGAGGTTAAGCGGGTTAGCGCCATAGTTTTGGTCTACCATGCTTGCTCCGTCCGTGGGGTGTAGCTGATTTCGCAGCGGAAATTAGCGCCCGGATTCGTAGGGTTAATGACCAGTGGTACGGAGTTTCCGCGTTGCACGCCTCGGGGCGGTATCGGATTTCGCCAGAAAGCATCCGGGAAAAGTGGTTGTAGATCCTCGCCTGTGGTGGACATGAGGGATGGCCAGATTTCTGATGTGTCGATAAGGTAGCCGTAGATGGGGTCTGCACCGTCGCTGATTTGCTGCTCGCTGCGGAGTGTGCGGGGGTCTGGCAGGTGAATACGCTCGTCGCCTATACCTATGTCGATTCCGTTGTGGTCGCCGGTGATTGCCCATGTGGGCCATGCGGGTTGGTCACCAAGGTTGAGGATGCGTGCTGTTGGTGCGGTGTCACGGTCGAAGATCCGGGTTTCGTCGAAGCGTTGCCAAAATGAGCGGTCGGTAGTCAGGGTTACAAGTTCGCCCACTTCCCCCACGGCGCCTGGCATTTGGTCAAAGTAGTTCACCTCGGATACCGACGATAGGCGGGCGTCAATCCACCAATAGCCGGATTCCTTAGACACGACAATGAGACGTACTGGGTCTTTGCCCCGGCCTAAGGATTCGCGCCACAAAGCATGCTGGCGTCGCGCCCATGCCGATGAGCGCCGGTCTGCAACCCACACTTGCAGGGTGATTGTTGCTTGCTCGTCCACAGTGCCGCGGTACAGGGCGCCGTCCATGCCCACCAGATTCTGGTAATCATGCGTAACCGGCGCACCATTAATGCCGGTAGGGGGCTTATTCAATCGCACAGGGCTACCTGGCCCACCGAACCACCAGCGGGACTCCCTGTCTGCGCCCACAAGGTAGAACCGCAGGAGGTCATCATCTTGGTAGGCGTCTTTACGCGCCCATTTCATATCAGTCTGGATTAGACTCATAGCATCACACTCCGCATCGCATCACCTAGCTGTTTAGCAGCATTGTCGTATTGTCCCTGCAAGTATTTGCGGGGGTCATTGATCTGCACCGGCCCGTTGAATACGGCGCCCACGGCGTTCTGCACCTCGCGCTGGCCCCGGTAGCTCGCCGCGTCCATGTTCACGCCCAGAGCATCCGCAGAAATGCTGGCACCCGTCGAGAACGACAAATCACCCTGCACCAGATTCGGAATCGTCGAACCAACAAGGTTGAGCAGGCTCATCACATCCACGCCCAAGCGTTTGCCGGTCTCCGCCCAAATGTCCAGGCTGCGCGCCCGCTTATCCGAGGACAAGGGGATATAAGCCTCTGGCCCAGCCTCTCCCCACAGCACAGCGCTAGAGCCGTCATTAATCTGGGCTTGGCGTAATCCTCCGAGGATGCCGCCGTCAGCCATGGCGGTGACAGTGCCCCCGCCGCCTTTCCATGCTGCTAGGTAGCCGGCGGCTTCGGTCATTTTCTCCGCGTATTTTTCGGGAAATGCGGAGCCTTGAACACGCTGCGCATGCGCACCCATATCACCCGTGTTGTAGTCAGCATCGTCGAGCTTGTCGTAGAACATGCCCGCACTCTTTGCTGGATCCATGCGGTCGGCGAGGGTACCCCAAGCACCGTTGTTACGCTGCTGGAAAAGCCCCACACTATCGTGGTCGCTGCCTACAGCATCATGCGGATAATCAAGGCTCTGCGGATCCGCGTTGTTGGCGTACATCTTCATGCCAGACTCAACCAATGCGGTGGACAAAGCGATGATGATGCCCCGGTCGGTAATGCCGCGGTTCTTCCCCTCCTTGATAATCGCATCCGCATATTTGTTGCCTGAGGTGCCAGAAATGTTGGAATCTAGTCCACTGTAGGGGTCGATACTGTCCCCGGAAATAGTGGCTTGGCGTGCGCGAATATCAGATTGTGCGGATTCTAGTTCTTTCTGCTGCGCTTCCAATTCTTCAATCTTGGCCTTAGTGTCTTTGACTTTCTCTTCGGCCTTGACTACGGCTTGGTCTGCTGCTGCTTTTTGCGATTCTGTGGCGGTGAATGCCCCATCCTTGTTGGTCTTGTTGTAGGTTTCGTCTCGCTTCAATTTCTTGATGCGGACATCTTCCTCGGCGATCGGCAAATCATTCTTGGCAGCTTCGAGCTTGGTTTTGGTGTCCTCAAGTTTGGTGCTGTTCTTGTCAAGTTCTTTGGTCACCTTGTCAAGGTCTTTACTGCTATCACCAGTGCTTTTGCTGTATAGGCCGATGGCTTGGCCCCACGAGACGATGTCATCGTCCATGGCCTGGCCGGTCTGCTTGGAGTAGAGTGCTGCGGCGAGTTCGAGCGCGGAGCCGTCCTTGATGAGGGTTCCTGCGCCGCCGTTAAGTTCACGGGAATTGGACGTGGTGGAATCTACATCGGAGCCGTAGGTTGCGGATGGGTTGGTTGCTGCCTGCACTGCACTAGCCACGGTGGAGCGCCCGCCAATGACACCATTCAGTGAGTTGAGCGCGTCCAAGCCCTCCGATCCGAGTGCTGCACCGCCGCGCTTGTGCCACCAGTCGGTAAATCCGCGATTATCTAGAGGCCCGGCCTTTCCACCAATGGTGAATCCGCTGCCGGTGTTGCCGCCAGATTCGATGTAGGTTCCATCGTCGAGCTGTAGGGCTGTGTGCCCGCCGCCGGGGCCACCATTGTAGTATCCGATGCGGATGTCACCATTGCCGCCACGGCCCTGCGTGTAGCCTTTCTGCTGTAGCCATGCGCCCTCACCGGCGGTTGCGGTGCGTGAATCCCATGGGTCTAGCCCCTCGGAAACGTTAACTGCGAGGGCTACGGCGCCGGAGCAATCCACGCCTGCTGATGACCATCCGCCGAAAACGTACGGGGTGCCGTCCATGAACTTGAGGCGGTTTTTGACTGCGGAGCCGGGTAGAAGTGCGCCGTCCGCAAACTGCTGTACTTCGCCGGTCTGTGAGTCGGTGAGGTTGTAGCCAAAGCGTTCTGCGACGGCGCCAAGGATCTTTTCCGAGCGCCCACGCTTAGCCGCCGCGAGCGGAATGTACGCTTCGCCCCCTGTTTCATCCTCCGCAAAGACACGGTAGGAACCTGCCGGGGCTATGTGCGCATCGTGTGATGGCTCATGGTTAGACTTGGACCGCTTGTTTACCGCGTCGGATACGCGCTGCCCACCATTGGCGAACGTTTCGACGGGTGCCATGACTCCGCCGTCAGCTTTTTCGAAGATGTCCTTAATCTTGCGGGTGATGTTAATAACGTGGTCAGAGAACGTGTTGGTATTCTCTGCGGATAGGGTGCTGCGAATGTGGTCTCGAGTCTCATTCGCATTGTCGGTGACTACTACGCGCCCATTTGGGAGAGTGGTGGTCTTGATGCCAAGGTCGGCGAGGCGTGCTTTGTTATCGTCCGAGGTGTCTGTAATTTCGATCCATCCGGGCGGCAACGTCTGGGTTTGCACGCCAAGCTCACCCAGTCGCGCCATGTTTTCTGGCGAGGTGTCGGTGATGCCGATGTGCCCACCGGGTAGTGTGACTGTGGCGATTCCGAGATCTTGGAGGTGCTGGCGGTTTGCTGGGGTGTCGTCCGTGATTCGTACATGTCCCGGTGGCAGTGCTTGTGCCTGAATGCCTAGGCCATTAAGGGATGCCAGTACTTCACCCACGTTGTCTTTGACGTAAAGCTCGCCAGTTTCCGGGCTGGCTACAGCGGCGCCCAGTTCTACCTGCTTGTTGATAACCTCCGAGATGTTGTCTTTGATTTTGACTTCGCCCGTTTTTTCGTCGCGCACTGCCAGCCCCAGGTCGATGAGGTGCTGCTGCACCTCCGGGGTATTATCCGCAAGCGTCACCGAGCCGTCAGGGAGGCTGCGCACCTTAGCGCCCATGTCCTGCAATGTCTGGATGATGTTCATCCCGTCCGGGAACTTCACCTCAACGTTGCCACCGGGTAGGTCGTTGATTTCTAGGCCAAGGTCGCGCATGTCCTTGCGAACCTCTGGCGCCATCGAAGAAACATGGATCGTCTTTTCATCCGGGATGGCGACAATGGAATCCCCGATAGCCGCCATGGCCGTCGAAGTCTTTTTAGTCTGCTCTTCGACACCCATCATGGCGTCCTTGAGCTTGTCCGCCTTAACCTGTTCAAGGTCTTTGTTCAGCCCGTTTACCTCGGTGGATAGGGTTTTTGCGGAACCAGCTACACCCTCAAGGTTGTCTTTCATCGCATTGAAGCGGCCCTTGGTGTAGTTATCCTTGTTCACCTTGTCGATGGCGTCCTGGTTGCCCTGCAATGCAGACGTGAGGTCATCAATGGTGACGCCCGCATCCTCGAACACGGATTTGCCCGCCGACCATTGGGCGCTGTTTTCGATAGACGATTTGATAGTGTCTCTAGTTTGCTTGTTCACCCGTTCGAGCGCGTCCGCATTGCCGTTTACGGCATCACGCACAGTCTCCTGGCTGATGCCCATGTCGCGGGCCGCTTGCGCCGCGCCGGACTCCTCAAGTTTCTTGTTGATAAGCTCCTTGGTTTGCTCGGTGATCGCGCCTGTGGTTTGGTCAAGCGAGTTGCGCAGATTATCCTGCGCCGCCTTGTGCTCTTCCTCAGCCTGTTTTGCTTCTTGGTGGCGCTGCACCAATTCGCCAATCACTAAAGATGCGCCGGTGATGGCTAGTCCCCACGGCCCACCCAAGGCGCCCATGAGTCCACTAGCGGCCTTGCCCACCCCACCCATGGCGCTCTTCATGACAGAGAGTCCGCCGGATGCGAATCCCTTTGCTGCGCCGCCCATTGTGGCAGTCGTAGCCACGAAGCTATGCCCTGCTTGTGCGCCGATACGGTCAATGGAGTTAAATGCGGATGTGGATTCGAGTGCCTGTAGTTTGGCGGCGTTTGCTGCGGTGCGGTGCGCGGACGCAATCTGGCGCAATCCTGCGGAGCCGGTCATGTAGGAGCGGCCAGCGTTCGACATGACGGTATCTAGTGCTTCGGAGCGTGAGCGCATAACGCTAACAGCGCTACCAACCACACCAATTTCTTTGCCGTAGCCCTTGGCCAGTGCCTGCTGCACCTGCATTTCCTGGCCGAAACGTGCAATCGAGCCACTACCCTCGTTGAGCTTGCCGGTAAGGCCGGTGAACTTCGCCCCGAATCCCACAATGGCGGCGGCAGCTATGGGCACCTGCCAGCCAGACAGGCCATCGTTAAGGCCCTCAACCTTGCCAGAGACTATGCCCACCACGTCGGCCATGTCATCCGCGCCCGGTACGAGCACATCGGCTATAGCATTGCCTGCTGCGGTAGCACCATCGGCAAGGATCTTTGCCTGCTCGCCAAGGTTGGTGAACACCTGCCCAGCAATGGTGAATCCGGGGCCAGTAATGAGGTTAGCCATACCCTCAATGCCGCCCGTGGCGATATCGAGTGCTGCGACTAGCCCGCCCTCGGTTGCTTCGAAGATGGTGGTTTGTGCAGTTTCCCACGCGTTTTCGACACGTCCGATGGCGCCGGGGAGGCCCTGGGTTTGTGCTGCCGCTACCTCCGCGGCCTGACCTTGGCGAGTGACGGATTCTTTGAGGGTTTCGAATCCCTCACTGCCTTGCTGCGCGGCGATACCGGACAGACGCATAGCGTCCGAGCCGAACAATGTGGCGGTGGCTGCCTGGTATTGCTCGTCGGTCATGGACTCTGAGGCGTCTTTGAGCTGCCCCATCAGCGATGACATGCCAACAAACTTGCCGTTGGCATCATAGACGCTAAGGCCAAGTTCCTTAATTGCGGCCTGCGCTGGCCCGCCCTGGTCAGTGACGGCCAGCAGCGTGGATTTGAGCAGCGTACCAGCATCCGAACCCTGGATACCAGCATTCGCAAGCATGGCTAGAGATGTTGCCGTATCCTCGATACTCACGCCGAACGTGTGCGCTACTGCGCCAGACTGCTGGAGGCCCTGGGCAACATCCCCAATCTCCGCGCTCGACGCGTTAGCGGCACCGGCGAGAATGTCCGATACGCGTGCAGCATCCCCCGCCCCAAGGGAGAATGCCTGCAACGCTTGGGATTGGATAGTTGCTGCGGATGCTGCATCAATTTGGGCTGCTGCGGCAAGCTGCAACGTCCCCTTCGCGGCGCCCATGGACTGCTCCACAGTGAAGCCACCCTTGGCAAGCTCAGTCATAGCGGCGGCTGCATCAGATGCTGACGTGTTGGCTAGGTCAGTGTCGTTGCCTAGTTCTTTTGCAGCTGCGGATACCTGCTGTATTTGGCCCGCAGTAGCACCAGATACGGCGCCCATCGTGTTCAGCTCGGAGCGGTAGGCGTTACCAGCTTTAACCATGTCCGTGAACGCTGCGCCCACACCGCCCACAGCGCCGGCCAAGCCAACAACCCCAGCCACCCCGGATAGGCTTTCGAATACACCTTTGAGTCCCATACCGGAACTCTTGGCCTTGTCAAGCTCGGATGCTACCTGCGGGTTGAAGCTCACGCCTTTACCGGCGTCGCCCGCCGATTTGAGATTGTCCCCCAGTTCGCGGGCCTGCTTTGATGCTGCGGTAACTCCGGCTGTGCCCTTGGGGGTCACATCGATGTTGTTTTTCTCTACCTTTTCGGCAGACTTCTTTACGTCATTTAGGTCGCGCTTGACACTGCTTAGGGCGCTGTTTACGCCGGTGGTGTCGATTTTGATTCGAGCATTGATTGTGCCAGTGTCAAGTGCCATGATGTGACCTACCTTGCGGTGTGTTCAGAGGTGAGATTCAGCGCCCGGCGTAATCTGCTGGGCTGGTTTATTAGGTCGGTGATGCGCATTTCTAGCCATCGCCATGTGCGTTGCTGCAAGATGCCGGATTCGACATCGATACCCGCCTGCTGTAGGTCGAGTTCGACAGCGCGCCATTGCTCAAGGATTTGTAGCCAGCTGATTTGTGTTTCCCCCACAGGTTCTTGCGCTTGTGCTGGGGTGGGTGCGTACCAGTCGCGGAGTCCGGTTTCGGGGTCGTATGGCCCGCCGCCTGTATCGTCCGCGCCATAAGCGCCTGGCCTTGGGTCATACTCGCCGTACGGGCCGTCTAGGAGGTGGTTTTCTTCCTCCGTCGCGTCTTGGGCTTCGCTGCTGCTTCCTGCTTGATGCGTGCCCATTCCTCCGCTGCTTCGGGAAGAATCGGCGTTGCTTCTTTTCCCAGGCGGGTTTCCCACCAGAACTCACCAAACTCTGGGCTAACGCCGTAATGAGCCATGGCAGTGTTGCCGACGTGAAGAATCTCGTTGTAGGGCACGCCGTCATCGTTGAGTTCGTCCCATAGGCCACCGCTCATAGTGTCCGTAGTCTCGTCATAGGTGGAGTCGAGTAGCTTGGCGATGAACTTGATTTCGTCGTTCGGGTCAGATTCGGGGTCTACGGTGAAGCGCTTAATTTCCAACCCCAATTCGGCGTTGGGGGCTTTGACGGTGTACACCTTGCCGTTGATGGGCAGGTGTAGGTTTGGGTCGTGGAACTCGCGCAGGTCACGCATTATTTTTGTCTCCTAGAAAACGCTAAAGGCCGGGTACACCACGAATGATGCACCCGGCCTAGCGTTGTCCAAAGGGGGTTAGCCCTCGGGGTTGACGGGGGTTTCCTCGTTGGCGGGGATGGATGCCCCGGTCGCATCCTCTACCGGCTTAATGTCCTCGGGCTTACCGCGGGACATGAGGGTGAAGCTGAACGAGTCCAGATCCTCATTGCCGCCTGCGTTGTCCTCCCACTGGACGGAGAAGTAGGACTCGTAGCCCTCCTGTACGCCGTCGGTGCGCCAGCAGCGGGCCTGAACAACATTGTCGAGGCCCATCTTGCGGCCTGCGGCGCGCAGTGCGGTCTGGCCCTCATCCTGCGCAAAGGTGCCTGCGGACTTCTGCCCCTTGCGCTTTCCCTCGCCCTTGAAAGTCATTTCGATGGCAGTGGCAATCTGGGACTTGTAGCCCTCGTTGTCAATGTCGGAATCGTCCTGCATGGTGGGCGAGGTCTGCGGTGCAAACTGGGATAGGCCGCGGACGTAAACCCACTCTGGGGTTTCCTTAGGGCCGGTGTTTACCTGCAACGCCCAGTCGCGTGCGAGGGTGGAATTAAGATCGAAAGAAGATGGTGCCTTTGCAACAGCCATGTGATGTCTCCTAGCTAGGGTTGACTACGAATTCGTAGGAGTCCACCCGGTGATAGACACTGGTGGCGTCCCGTTCCTCTACTGTGAGGACACGTGCAGACCGTATAACCGCGGTGCCGTTGTCCAACTGGTAGTTGGTTTGGTCATGCAGCAGGCGGTAAATATCGTCCGCAATTTGCCCGGCATACAGTGGATTTCGGGTGCCCTTGATGCGAAGCTGAACACGGATCCGGGGGCTGGAGGTGTCCTGCTGCACGGTGTCCTGCGTGCCGAAGTGATACACGATGATGCCGATTGACGGGCCGGATTCATCCGGTAGGACACCCAAATACGCGGCGGGGGGCTGAAACTTTTTGTAGATGCCATCGTCACGCCATTGGCACAATCCAGCATTGGCAAGATGCTTGGCTAAGTCCACGCGCAACGAACTGTAGGTTGGTGCAGTCATAGTGCTTTCTTCACCTCCTGGGCAATGATCTGCTGAATCTCCGCTTGGCTATCCAGTAGGGCGGTTTCCAAGTATTTGGCCTGCCCGTCTTGGTGTGACCAGCCGACCTCCTCATGCTGGCGCGCCGCATACGGAGTGTTGTAGGACACCATTCCGGTGTCATCGTCATAGCTGGCCTTAGCGGAATTACGCAGGGTGCCAGTCTCGACCGGGGTGCGCTGCACCGCTTCATCTAGGAGGTGTTCCGTCGCGGCTACGAGCGCTACCCGTGCTGCTTTCTTGATGGTCTTTTCGACTTCTTCACCGCGCCAATCTAACTCAGCCATAGGGGCCTGCAACCTCCCCCTCATCGGGATTACTGCCGGGGATGGTCAGTATTAGGCGCTGGTGGTCTGGTGTTTGATTGCCTGCCCCATCGTGCGCGGTGCGCTCCGTGATTTCCCACGGGCCGGACTCGAATGGGGTGGGGAGTTCTACCATGTCGCCGCGCTCTGCGACTAAGCCAAGCGGGCAGTAAACACTGGTTTCAGTGATGGTTTCCTCGCCTTGGGCGGTGACTGTGCGGCGGGTGGATTGGCGTACAAATCCCTTGAATGGAACGGGTGTGCCCTCCCCGCCGTAGGGGCTTTCCCCCACGCCGCGCAACAGCACACACTCATGCTTGAACCATGTCTTGGCGAGTTCTTCGTCTATAGCACCCATGTCGCACCACCAGCCGGAACGTATGGCGCCCCACCGATGAGGCCGGCGTTGGCGAGAATGTCCACCGACGCGTCACACAGGCAGTTCGCTGCGCCGTCCTTAGCGTTGGCCGCGGACTCGCCAGACACAGTAAACGACGCATCCCCAATGGAACTTGCGGTTACCGCCGCCGTAGCCCCCTCAATCTTGGTGGGGCTAATATCATTCTCCACCCATAGGGCTACTTGCTCGCACACCGCGTCACGTAGGGCATCCATGATGTCCGGGTCTGATGGCATACCAGCAGGCGTAATATCAAACCTCGCCGCTCTCACGGCGTGCTGCACCATCGATGATGCGCGCCTAATAAGCGGCGCTACCGGCGGTTTCTCTGGCAGTGTTTCCCCCGTCCATTTCTCCACATCGGACGGCTGGGCAAAAATCAGCATCTTCTTCTCCTAGATAGACGAAAAGCGGGGCGGGGCTCAACACCCATACCCCGCACTGTGACTAGCGACTACGCGCCAGCAGGAGCAGGAGCAACCGGGTCGGTGATGTCCAAATCGGCGGTGGCGATACCCTCGGGGCGGGTAACCTCCGCGCCGAACACGTGCAGGCCGCGCACGATATCGCCAAAGTCGGCGGGGTCGCGCAGCGCCTCAGTCTCGACAAGCTGGGATGCGAATGCGAAAGCATCGGCGACACCAGCGGTTGCAAGCTCACGGCCCGCAGTGGACTGAACATTGTTAGACACAAGCACATCAAATCCGATGGCACGGCCAACAATTCCGTTGCGCAGACCATTAGCATCGCCGGATGCGTCTACGCGGGTAAAGCGCTCGTCCATCAGCAAAGCGCTGTAGGTGTTGGGGCCTACAATAACGTAGCGCCCACTGGTGGGCACAGACTGCTTATCGAGACGGTTGGACAGCTGTACCAGCACCTTAAAAGCGGTGGTCTGGCCGTCGCCTGCGAGTGCCGGGCGGTCGTTGACCACCTTGACAGTGCCCAGCTTGTTAGCGGCAAGCACGTTGGATGCAAGCTGCTTGGACAGGTACTGGTCTACAGCGTCGCGCAGGGACACACCTGCGGCGTTGGTGGCGGGGCCTTGGAAGTCTCCTGCGGCCTGGACCTTGTCCACGTCATTGACGGAGAATGCGAAGTACTTGCCCTGGTCGATGGTTAGCTTGGTGGTGGCGGTGTTGACCTGCTCCACAGTGATGCCCTCGCCGCGTACGTAGTCGCGGACGGTAGGCGCGGTGAGGCGGGAGATGTTAACGGTGTCGCCTACGCCGGTGATTTGGCCGAGCCATGCGTTGGAGGCGACAGAGGGCTGGCCGAATACGAGGGCCTTTTCGTAAGGCTCCTTGATGGCGGCGTTCCAGATTTCGGGGATAAAGGATGCTACAGACATTTAGTGTCTCCTATTTTTGCATTAGGTGTGCAAGTTTTCCCTCGCGGGCGGCTTGATTAATCTCCGATGGAGACATGCTTTTCAAGTCCTCGCGGGTGATGGGCTTGCCTGCACCTGCTTGGGTGTTGGACGGGTCTACACCGCTTGCCTTACGAATCGCCTGGATTAGGGACGGGTGGGACTCCAATTGCTTGCCGACAATTTCGGCCACCTGGGCATCAAAATCATCTGCCCCTATTTCTAGGGCATTGAATGCGTTGTCCGAACGGAGTAGCGCATTGAGTAGTTCGGTATCGACGTTGCCGTCAACCTTGGAGACAGCCCCACGGATAGCATCGTTGCGACGGTATGTGTTGAGCTGTTCGCGCAGTTGGTCGCGTTCGGTGGAGGCGGCGGTTGCGGATTCTTGGGCGGCAGCAATGAGCTTCTCTGGGTCGCTCGTATCGTCCTCGACTAGGCCAAGCTGTTTGCCTAGGTCTTGGATGAGTTGGGCGCGGGCTGCTTCGCCCTGTTGGGTTGCTTCTTCTGCTGCGGTTTTGGCGCGGGTACGATACTTGGCGGCTTCTTCACGGGCTTTGCGGATTTCGCTTTGTGCCCAGTCTGGGAGTTCGTCTACGGACTGTGCAGCAGTATTAGTGTCCTGCGTCACAGTGTTAGTGGTTTCTGCGCCGGGGTTCTCCACATTCTCGGCGGTGGTTGCCGTGACCTCCTGCGCCTGGCCGGACGATTCGACATTCTGATTTTCCACTGGGCTACTCCTTATGAGATGAACTTGACCCTCGTAGAGATAACCGACGCCCCCCGTTGTCTAACGTCATGTCGCGCCCATCGACTAAACTGGCAGCGTCTCATCTCCCCAATCCCCATGTTGCATTACACAACATTTAGCGTGTAGCGTTTGTTGCATACCGCAACATCTCTCACAAGAAAGCACACCATGAAACGCGCCATAACCGCCGCACTACTGTCAGCCGCACTACTCGTTACAGGGTGCGGAAGTGCTAAGGAAGTTAATTTCAAAACCCCAGACCAATGGGACGCCGCATTAGCAGATACAAAAATTTCATGCGAGCGCAATCAATGGAGAGAGAACAATACTTTAGGAGCCACCGCGTTGGCTGACTGCTATGACGATCATGGGGCAGTGACTAGAAGATTCATTTTTGACAATCAAGAACAGGTTGTAGATCGAATTGAAAACATCGTCAAAAATGACTGGATACAAGAAATACCAGCAGTAGTAACAGGCGATTCATGGATGGTTGAGTGCGCATCTATAGAGCAATGCAGAATGTGGCAAAAGGGACTCGGTGGAAAAATGACCGAGACCAAAGATTTTATAGCAAGCTAACCCGGCTTAGTAACGACACTTTTATAAGAAGAATTGAACTTACATGGACTCACATGATGAATTGCTTGAAGAAGCGGTTGCGGCGCAGTGGCGCTATGAAATGCTCTTGGCGAGTGCGAAGAAAGAACGTGCGCAGGTTTTTCGCCGCGTATTGTCCGGCCCCGTCACGGCGGTTGAACTAGGAAAAAAGTTAGGCCTTAGCAATGTTCAAGTTTCACGCATAGCCAAAGGTCAATAAACATAATTGACATTTTTTGTTAATTACATTAGGGTTGTTTCCATACCAAGGGAGCAGCCCTAAAGTTGTTTCTTGGGTAGTTCATATAAGAAGCCCCGGCGGTGCGCTAACACCCCGGAGCACGGACTCAACCGTATAGGAGTTGAATCATGGGTAATTATCCCACGCTCGTTGAAGCGAACGCAAATGACAACGTTGCCATTCCCCTAACCGACAACGGGGGCGTGCAAGCGGTCATGGGCCGCGAGTTGCACAAGTTTCTCGAAATCGGCAAGGACTACTCAACCTGGTTCAAGGACATGTGTCAGTATGGCTTTTCCGCAGGTCAGGACTTTTCCCCAATTTCGGGGAATATTAACGGTGCAGGTCGCCCACGTATTGACCACATCGTTTCCTTGGATATGGCTAAGGAAATCTCGATGATTCAGCGCACCGAGAAAGGCAAGCAGGCCCGCCAGTACTTCATCGAGTGCGAGAAGCGTGCGAAGCAAAGCCCCGCCGAACTCTCCCGCCTGGAACTAATCCAAATCGCCATGAACGCCGAAACCGAGCGCCTAGCACTGGAAGAAAAGAACCAGGAACTCACCCCCAAAGCCGAAGCCTACGACACGTTCATCGACGCCACCGGCAAATACAACATCGGCAACGTGGCAAAAATGTTCGGCAAAGGCCAAAACTGGCTATTCAAAGAACTCCGCAACGCAAAAGTGCTCATTGCCAAAGGTGCTATGCGTAACACGCCATACTCCCAGTACATGCACCACTTTGAAGTCAAAGCACACCAGTACGAGCGCACCAACGGCGAGCAGGGTGTCAGTTACACCACCTACGTTCAGCCATCCGGGATCCGGTTCATTCAGAAGAAGCTCGGACTCACTCGAAACGTTGATTTCACTTTGGAGGTGGCATAAATCATGGCTGACATCATCAACATGTTTGACTACTTCGCCACACCAGAACCACCAGAACCACCCCTAGCGCCGGTTATCAACATTGCAGATTGGATGGCCGCGTAATGAAACTGGCAAACCTCACAGCCCAGCAAGAAAAAGACCTCAGATTCAACGAATCGCAGGAATACATAAAGAGTCTAAAGTCTGGCGCATTCCGGGCAAATCTTGTCCACCGTCTTGGCCTTGACTGCGTGACAATTCTTGACGAAATCCAGTCGGAGATTGTGGGCGCCGCAGAATCAATCCTAGCGACGTGGGATGTTTCTTTGGAGCAGTTCCTCGCATCCGAGTAAATGAATTGGTCTAGCCCCTGGTGCTGCCACGCCAGGGGTTTAGTCATCGAAATTATCTGAATCTTCTGTCCACATGTCTTTGAGGTTGATTTTCATTCCGATGGCGCCGTTGTCTACGTTGCGTACTTGCTCCCTGTGCCTGCGCCGTGGCAAATCGTGCTCACCCACATGGTCACGTAGTTTCTTCTGATAGTTGCGGATCCGCATGCGTGCTTCACGCACATCTGTTTCGTCGATGGCGGCGGCTTCCATCATTTTTGATTTGCGTATCTGGCGCTCTAAGTAGCGCTGCTTCTGCGTCGCCTTGTAGCCTGAATCGTCACCATCATAAGGGGCGTCATTGGTGCGGGTGAAGCCCGGGATATAGGCGCTCACACGATGCTTGCAATTTGCGTGCCGAAAACCATGCGCAACCGCATCATCCATTGTGGCCTTGACCTGAACAATATTGTCCCCAATGCGGTGAGTGCCGGCATCGTACTTGCCCAGGGATAGTACTTTGCGCTCGTAGGGTGCGCATTGTGGCGCCGGATTCTTGTGCGAGGATACGACCATAAGATCCACGCCGTATGAGCGCATCGTGTCCTCATGCCCGGCACGTAGTGCCTGATTGGTGGCCGTACGCACAGCCATCTCGGCGTAGGTATCTAGGCCCCATTTGCGTCCGCGTTTGTCGGTGAAGAATGGTAGTCCCTCGCGGGTCATGCGGGTGAATGAGCGCTTCGCCGCCTGGTACGGAGTCATCGAGCCGGTGAGCACATATCCGGTGGCTTCGGCGTTGATGCGGCGCCAAATATCATCCGTGGCGCGCAGAATCCCCCGGTGTACCGGCGTCATTGTGTTCATCGCCTCGGTGGTCAATGCGATAACCGCTTCCGTATTCAGCGAAATTGGTACCGGTGATGGTATCGGCGTTTTATCCTCTGGCACGCGTACCATTTCCGCCTCGGCGTCCAACTGTCCGCGTGTCCACGCTTCACTCACCGCGGTGTGCCACATGGGTAGGCGCTTCTGCAACACGGTTGCAAGGCCTTGAATGTTGCCGCGTTCTTGCCGGATTGCCAGCAACTGTGCCCGCGCCCAATCAGGGGACTCACCAGTACGGATCAACGCCCGGCGAATCACCTCAACGAGGTAAAGTTCTGCACGTCGATAAACGTCCACAATCGTGGTGGACAAATCATCGATGCGGGTGGGGTCAATCACTAGTCACCATCCTGCGGAAGCACATCCTCCGGGTTGAGCATGTCATCTGGGTTTAGATTACCGGTGTGGTCAAGTTCTCCTGCCTGCTCGGCAAGGATCTTCTCAACCTCTGCCGCCTTATCTTCTTCGTCCCATTCTGGGTGCAAGATGTTGATTTTCTCCCCGGTGCTGATAGCACGTGCAGAGTCCAACGCCTGTACTGTTTGCGCCTTGTCAAGCATAGTTTCTTGCACTGGTGCGGTCATGGTGACTTTCACCCGCTCTTCAGGTGGCGTGGTGCTGTTGAGCCATGCGTCCACCTCAAGTAGCGAATCGGCCAGCTGGGATAGTCCGGCGCGCATGTAGCGGGCTTTCGCTTTCCAGGTTTGCAACGATGCTTGGTATTCGGCTTCTACTTCGCGGGCGGTTTTCTGCCCTGTGGATGCTTGACCGATACCAAACGTGGACGGGCTGTAGTTTGCTCGGCGTAGGATCTCTAGCACGGTCTGCTCCGCCAGGCGCAAATACTGCTCGAAACGTAGGGCGGGCTGGAAGAATGTGGCGCCCGCATTATCCGAGGGGCGCATAGTCATCGCGTCGTAGAACTCACGGTCAAGGTCGAATGTTTGCCCTTGGCCGAATCCTTTTTGCTGGAGCCATTCCTCTGGCACGGCAGCACGCATCCGGCCTAAACGCATTTCGCGGCGAATATCAGTCCATGTTTCATCGAGCGTGTCGAATAGGGGGAACAGGTCTGGGCTAATGTCCGGGCGCCCAATGTTCTTGAGCTGGCCATCCTGGCGCAATCCCACAACCGGGCGGGCATTCGGCATGTATGCCGCGGCAATTCCCGTGGTGTGCGAGTCCACGGAGGAATCCGCATCTACTAGGCCGGCCAGTGCCTCGGTGGCAGGGTGCACGGTGAATGGGCGCACGTCCCCCAGCTCGGTTGCATTCCCCTCGTACAGGCCGTACTGGATTCGCCCCGCCGTGTAGCGGGATAGGAGGCGCCACACATGCTTATTGTCGAGCGCGGGTAGTTCTTCCGCAAAGGTGATAGCGATCAGTTTGCCGTATGCCCACTCCGGGAATGCTGAATCAGCATCGACAAAGTCTATCCACGGTTCGGCCTGTACGTCCGTGTCCCACATGATGCGCCCATATGCACCGCCCAGGGCTGAGCATGATTCCGCCATAACCAACAGGTCAGCGGGGAATGTGTCGTTGTTAAGAATGAGGTCTAGGCGGGCTTGGGCTTTATCGTCATCAATCGTGAACGTTGGTGGCGTGTCAAACAGTAGGCTCGCACTAGTGGCCGCAATATCTCCTGCGATAGGCAAATGAACCTTGCGATTCGCCTGCCCCTTAGGTGTCGGCGACCCCCAGAAGAATCGGGATACGGCCCCCACAATCCCCCCGGAATACTGGGATGGGCGATACACGTGCGTCGCATAATGTGAATCTAGGTTCTTAGTGTCACCCTCCCACCACAGGGCAGAATCGTGAATCATTGCGGATACCGGTGCCCACTTCTTTGGGGGCCACGACGTGCCAGATGCGGGCAGGCTCATACATATTCTCCTAGTGCTCAATCATCCTCGACCACAGGTAACGTGACGAAAACACGCTATAGCGTAAGGAATCGCAATTGTGTGTTATCAGACCGTTGGCCAAGTACTGGTGTTTACCTGCAATTGTGAGGTTATACACGCGTTGTCCTGCGCTTGCGTCTGATAATCCCACCACACTTACGGGAACAGGTACGAGCTTTGGAGTACTTGTTTGTGGTGAACTCTTTTCCACAGTGTTCGCACTGTCGTTGTTCGTCATCAAGTCCGGATGCACGACGCCATGCGGATTTGCATTTGTTTGAGCAGAACCGGTTAGTGCGGTGAGATGAATTGGTGGTGTACTCCACCCCGCATTGCTCACAGGTTTCAGTCCGGTCAACAAAGAGCAGCGCCAGGCCTTTATGCCAATGGTCTTTGTGCCATTGGTTCCCCGCCGCGCTGCGGTGCCATTCTTTTGTGAGTGGCCTAATTCTGTCCATACGGGCACGAGATTCAGCCAACCACTTGGGGTCTTTGTTACGTTCTTCCATGTGGTGAGCGACGTGACTAGTCCCCTCAACCAGTTGTAGATTCTCTGGCCGATTGTCACTGTAGTCATGGTTGATGTGGTGCACGTGGTATCCGTCTGGGATTTCTTGCCGATTGTTGTTGTCTCGCCAAATTTCCCGGTGGAGGTAGTCGACGCCGCGCATTTTGTCACCGATTCCGGGCGTGTAGTAGCGCCGGTGCGATTGTTCTCGGGCTTCTGGGTAGCGTCGGAATCGGATGCCTTTATAGATAATGAGTTCGGAGATTGCCATGAGGTTAGTTCTTGCCCTACTGTCAGTTCCCCCAATGGCACCCACTGTCCGTTTACGAGGATGGGGTGATTGAGTGTGCCGGTGATGGATGTTGCATTTGACAGATGAATGGTGCGTACTTGCGCGCTGGGATTCGTCATCTGTGCTGCAATAACAGTATAGTCGCCGTCTGGTAGCGATACAACATTTCCCGCAACAATGTGTTGTATTTCTTTCGGCCCATCGGGGGTTGCAATGAGGGTTCCCTCAACCAGGCAAGCGTCATCAATTTCCTTAATAGGCTTGTCGATTCCGCGCTCTGCCGTCTTTTCGTCCCACCTGTAGCCGGGGAACTCGTCAATGAGTTTCTTGCAGGTTGAGGATATGAAAAGCTGGCCGTTGTCTAATAGGCTGGCCACGGTGCGGATACCATCAAGGACGTTGTTGTCGGCCTTGTCTACATGCCGGTGCCCATCCTCGTGAAGCTGTAGGGAGAATGACGCGGCGGCGGGGTCTACGAACACCCATCGCGGCTCGGGGTGGGATTCTCTGAACTCTTGCAGGGATGCGGATAGCGCAGCGTCGGTCAACCTGCCCGGTAACCATTCGTCCATGGCGTACAGTTTCCGGTCTGTGCCAATGCCTAGCAGTATGCCCACGGTGGGGTGAGTTGTGCCGTAGTCAATACCCAGGGCGAGGACGTCTTGCATGGGGGGCATGTCCTCCGGGTTGATGACGTGTTTTTCCTCATCCCACATGGCGTAGATGGCGCCCTCGGCTGCTACCCATAGGCCTTGGATGAAGCGGCGGTACCACATGCCGGTGTATTCTTTTTTCAGATTGGACTTATACCCGCTGGTTAGGCTGGGATTGTCGTCCATGGTGAAGTGCCAGTACGTCCAATCGCTCAGTTGGTCACCTGGCGCCGTTTTCGCGTCGTAGTGCATGCAGCCGGGGACGCGCACAAGGTAATCTTTGCGCAGCCAATGATTCTGCGAATCTGGGTTAGTAGTGCAAAACAGCTTTGAGTACGACTTCGACAGGCGGGACAGTAGCTGCTTGAAGAATGACGGGTGCAACAGGGTGATTTCGTCCGCGAATGCGAGGCCGATTGTCATGCCTCGGATCTTTGACTCGCTGCCCGCATCGTTGGCGCCGATGATATGTACATGCCGGCCAAAGATGGTGGCCTTGGCGGCGCCTTGGCGGTAGAGCACATGGTGCTTGATGGGGGCGAAGATGGCTAATGTTTCGATGGGTTCGAAAACGTTGCGGTAGATGCTGTCGCGGTTTTTGCCGCTAATGACGATAGCGGCAGTGCCCTGATATGCGGCGATTAGACCCAGCATGAGGATAGTCCACGTGTAGGTTTTGCCGGAGCGTACCGAGCCATCCCAGATATTCACCCGCCCGGTAGACCCCGCCAGGGCGTCTTTCTGTTTCTGGCTGAATCCCATCACCTCGTCGAGGTCTACCACTAGTCACCCGGTTCCTCATCGTCGGCGGGTGTGGCAGTCTTTCCCTGCATGAGCGCATCAATGATGCCTTGCATCATGCCCTTGGCGGTGTCTACCCCATCGTGGGATTCGATGCGGTCTAGGCCCATGAGGGTGGCGCGGTGCTGCATGACACGGATCGCCGCGTTTACGGCTTGGGGTGAGCCGGTACGCAAACGCTTCTGCAACTGCAACTCCAACTGGTTGAGCTTGTCCAGTTCCATGTTGCGCAGTTCCTCCGCCTTTTCGCGGGGAATATTATCCGTCCAAGCCTTAATGTCACGCCGGATGGTTTCGGTGGACACGTCGAGCTTGTCTGCGATTTGCGGGTAGGACATTCCTAGCATGCGCAGTTCGTAGGCTTGGCGGCGCCGGTTGGCCTGAATGGATTTCACCTGGTCTGTATGCAGGCTGGGCATGGTAACCTCCTGGGTCAAACATGTGTACCCATCTACGCTATGGCTGGGATTGCGTTGTCTAAACTTCGCCTACGGTGTAGCCCTCGGCTAGTAGCTTGGCTTTCAGCTTGGCTTGCTGGGCGGCGTTCTCGAGTTCGATTAGGAGGTTGAAGCCGTCCGGTTGGCGTTCTTTCGGCTTTTCTGGTTCTTCTTCATCGCCAATATCTTCGAGGGCGTCTAGGAGTTCGTCTACCTCGTCGCGGTCGAAGCCGGTTCCTGCAAGGTCTGGCAGTTCGGTGAGTAGGTTTACTAGCTCTTCGACTTCGTAGGTGGCTTCATCGGACGCTTTATTATCGGCTATTACGATGCGTTTAGCGGTGTCTGCATCCACGTCCACCCAATGCACGTCGATGGTGTCCCAGCCGAGCCGCTGCGCCGCCATAACCGTATGATTCCCGGCAAGCAGGGTGTTCTTTAACTCTGGGGCTTTGTCGCCCACACAAGCCACCACCGGCTTATACTGCCCCAGTCGCTCCAACGACTCCGCAATAAGGTCAATATCGCCACGGCGTGCATTACCGGGGTAGAACTTTAACTGAGAGATAGGGGTTTGAGTCATAGCCACACAAACTATTGGGCACCCGCCGTTGTCCAATCCTGCTACAATAAACCCTATTGCCGCCTGTTACGACAGGAAAGGAAGAACGCCCTGGAACCCCAGCCGGACAGCCGGAGCCAGGGCGAACGCATTAAACGGTGTAAACGGTCGCTACTCTTTCGGAACTTCCAGACCACGTTCTCGTAGTTCTCTACCGTCTAACGAGTGGTGGGAGATTACCCAGCCCATGCTGCCATCATCGCGGGACACGGGTATGACCTCTGGCATGCACGGGCAATCATCATAAATGTGTTCTATGAGGTCATTGACGGGCATGCAGTGAACATCATCAAGCGCCACTATTCGTCCTCCCCGTAGGCGTAGCGCTCTTCCATCTGTTCTAGGTGGTTGATGATGCCGTGGCGCAGGATTGCGTCTGGAACGATGTTTGAGTTAGGCCTGTCCCATAGAACATCTACTACAGTGCGTCCATCGAGGTTGAGGCCGTAGTTTACAGTGAGGCGTGCAAGCGGCATTATGATGTCATCATCCATGCCGGTTATGCTAGGTGCGAGTCAGCGTTGCCCATCGCCTGTGGCTATCACATGGGAATCATTCAACAAGGCCCATACGCTCCAACCATTCAGGTCTTGTCTTGTTATCCGGCCCGTAAATATCGGGGTGCACCAACCCTAACGGAATACCGCAGGGAGTCACCTCATCATCGGGTAGGTTACGCCACTCCTCCGGCAATTCTGCCCACTCTCGGTCGATCTCGGCCTGTATTTCTTCGCTTACAAGTTCCATGGTCGAGGACTATACGACACGAGACGGACATGCCATTACCGTTTACTTCCCGGCAGGCCACCCGGTAGTTTACGGCCCCCCTGAAACCTTGGAGACATCACCAGACTGCCCTCACTACTAAGCGAACCTGTTTCCTGAATCTCCACCAGCTGCATGGCGCTCTCAACCTTCTCGGCGATGCTCAAATGCGCAGGCCCAATATCGGAGACAATGTGGAAAAACTGGCGTCGGTTGTGTTCAATTCTCGCGTGCTTCTTATGGGCCTTTGTCGATGACGTAACTAGGACGCGATGCCTACTTACGTAGTCTTTGTGAAGTCTCACGATTTTCTTAGCCTCGCTTAGCGTCATGGGGCCTGGTGGGCGAGCCTGATTTCCTGGTTGAGCTTGGACGGGTTGCGCGTTGAGTACGGAGGCCAGTCTTTCATCGAGGAGTGCGTAGCGAACATCGCCAATGTTATTTTGTATCTGCACCCGTATCTTTTCAGCATGCCCTTTGTCCCTGTGTGTGACGGCCCTATCTACAGCTCGGCTTATGCGCTCATATTGTCCCATAGTGATGCTCACTTCCGTCGGTAGAGCAAAGAGTTCTAGATACTACAAAACCCCGCCGGGGCCGTAGCCCTTGATCGACGGGGGTTCATCCGTAGTGATGGTTGGCTGCATTGACGCCATTAACAATCAGGTGCTGCAACACTTGATAGCGCTTTTCAACTAGCTACTCTTTGCTTGGCCCTCACGTGAGTGGGGGCCTTTTCCTTTTATGGAGCTAACTCCACCATAATCGACCTACAAGCTGTTAACAAACTCGATTAGCTCGTCCACATCTCCGGTCAGGTACGCTTGGTACTGCTCGTAGTCGGTTGCGACGATGACCGGCTCACCGTTAGCATCTACGATTTCTTCCCAGCTTGGGCCACGATCGTTATCATGTGAGTTGTACTTCCAGGGGGTGGGGTGCTTCTTGAGAAAGTCCATCATTGTTCCTTTTGGTTGTGTGGTGCTTTAGGTATAAGGGTAGCGGCCCCCTCGGTGATTGGTTGGATTTTTTCAAGCAGCAGAACTAATCCGGGCCATCGATGTTTGTGAGGGGGCCTTGTGCACCTCGCAGGATTCGAACCTGCACTGAACGGATTTTGAATCCGTTGCCTCTACCGTTGAGCTAGAGGTGCTTCGGTAGTTTCCCCGCCTGCCGTGCCAGGGTTTCCACTACTCGACCGGGCCTGATTTGAGCTTCTACGAGAGGCTTATCCCGGTTTGGCTCCCCGGGGAGGCTCTAGAAACCCCACTTCCAACCTTGGTGGCCCGGATCGTAACCCTGCACAGGTGGTAGGAGTCGAACCTACATCTAGCGGTTTTGGAGACCGCTGCTTTAGCCATTTAAGCTACACCCATCGACACCCGCGTTTTACGCCCGCAGGTGACGGCGCATGAGGCCCTATGCGAAGGAATGCTCGGGTGCGAGAGCGCCACACCCTACTCCCGTCCGGGAACCCAGCTGACTACCTCAAGATGCCCTACGTGCCCGCCTGCGGAATTGAACCACAGTATCCAATTTTCTTGAAAGCAACATCGAATGAATGCGATTTCACCTTTACGGGCTTGATGGTGCCATTGCTCCCGCGTCGGCACCGTCCATCGTTGTGTGAGGTGATGGCCCTCGATGCGCCTAGGGTGAATGCTTGCCGTTGGCGCAACAAGGTTCATGTTACATTATGCAACATTCCCGCGCAACTTTTGTTGCCAATCCTGATAGCTTTTCGCCCACGATTCGGCAGCATTGCGGGAAGCGAAATTGGCTACCACTTCCGGGCGGGTAGGATGCTCCACACCGGGAACAGTGGCTACCACGAAGCGGCCAGCAACCGTCTCGGAAATGAAGAGCTCACTCATTGGATTTCACCTTGGGCGTAGGGAGTAGAACATAGGCTACGACAGCCCCCACGACCACCACGATTCCCGCCCAGTCTGGCAAGAACTTCAGTACAGTACTGATGCCTATCACGATAAGAATGACGATAGCCAGGGTGATTAGTCGCTCAGTAATAGTCTTAAACATTGTGTGCCACCTTACGTAGTGGTTTGGATGTGGTGTGCCAGAATCCACATGGGCAGTGATACACCCGGATTGGCAGGTGCTTCGCCCTCCCTGTGCGCCATGCATGCTGGATGTTGCGCTCGGCATACAGGCGGGACGGGTGGCGCTTCTTGTACGGTGTGGGGCATTCTATCGCCATAGGAAACTGAACCCCCGCGGCTTACGTCGCCCCGGTCGCTTAGACGTGTGGTAGGTAGGTTCCGGCGCCGTGGCGTCGATACCGTCCTCCATGGCCTTGATGGTGCGCTCATTCTTCGCCCGCTGTGACGGATGATTATGCTTACACCGCTCAAAATCATTCATGGTCGTCCCCAAACAGGACGGGTGACACTTTGGCGAGCTCACTCTTTGCCATGCGCATGACTTCTTGAATCTCAGCGTCTGCGTCAGGCTGGATGCGACGCTCAATCACCTCATGCCAGGCACGAAGATTACCGGTGACCACGATGCGGGTTTCCGTCATGTTGGGCAGTACCGCTCGCGCTGCTTCACGCGCCTGCTTACGGGGCAAACCAGAGTCTTGCAGCGACTTCACGAGGCCGCTATATGCCAGGGTGGTATCATTTTCCACAACCTCTAGCGTCCCCTCTGCTATGTCTTTCTCCGAGGTGAAGTCAAACATGCTGGTTTTCTTCGACGGCGAGTTGCTTAGATTCCTAATGGCTGGTGGCATGACGATGTTCGCTTCCCCCTCGTCTACGAAGCGCTGGGATAGCTGCGAGTAGGACAGGTGGCGGTGGCGTATCAGCTCGTGTGTGAGCGCTCGACTAACACCGGTGAAATACAGGGTGGCGGTGGCATGCTCGGCAATCGACCAGTGGGCCTGCTCAAACAGCGTGCGCTCTAGGTAGTCCCAGTCATGGAACGTAGCCTTAGACGGGCGGTGAAACGACTGATAGCACGCCCTTCCTGCGAACGTCACCAACGTTTCCGCATCGGTACTCCCACCCTGAATCTGCATGTGCTGCTCGATGGCCTCGCGGTTAATCTGCGTGTGGGCAAGCAGTGTTACTTTCGGTTCTACAATCATTGCTTCTCTCCCAAAAATCGGTTGTACTGTTCCATGTCTGGCATTGGCTGGTTAGTCATTTGCAGGTATCGCAGTAGGAACCAAATTGTCTTTCCCACTTCTTGAGTTTCGGAGTCCTTGCGCCCCAAGCGAAGTAGGTACTTTCCCGCAGTCCATAGATGAGGCTGGTGGGGGAAATACGCATCGAGTACGTCTACGGCTTCGTACCCACCCCGCTTGTAGTGTTCCGGGTTGATGGCGTTGCGCTTGTTCATCCCGGCGATGATCTTGTCCGCACGTTCTTGATGTGTAATCATGCTGCTATCCCATCTGTGAGTAGTTTTGCCCGCTGGCTGACTGTTTCCTCAACTAGGCCGTAGCGTGTGGCTAGCAGGCGGATAGTTTCATTCACCCCTAGCCCCATGCGGTGGTGAAAATGCTCCCACTCTGTCAGGAACTCGGCATTTGATAGGGGGCGGCTGCGTAGGTATTTGAGCAGGTCACTGCGGTAGGTGTAGCGGTGCCAGCCGTGTTTGAATGTTTCAAGCCGTTTCTCCCTGGACGCCTGGACGAGAGTGTTTTTTGTTAATCCTGCTTCGCTTGCGGCCATTTTGAGGGTGAGTAGGGCATCCATCATGCCGCCCCGGTGGAGCCGTGACCATGAGCACCACGAGCTGTTGCTTCGAGCGTATCCACCTCATGCACAGTGAATGGCACAAGGGGAAGAACCAGTATTTGTGCCACCCGCTCACCCTTATGCAGAGTGATGGCCTTGTCCCCAAGGTTGATGATATTCGCCTTAATTACACCCGTGTAGCCGGCGTCCACAGTGCCAGGACTATTCACAATAGACAGGCCATGCTTGTGCGCCAGGCCAGACCGGGGTACTAGCAAACCGACACAGCCTTGGGGCACGGCACATTTCACACCCAGTGATGCTAAATGCCGCTGCCCAGGGCGTAGATGCACATCCTCAGCTAGGCGCATGTCTATGCCCGCATCGTCCGGGTGGGCGCGCTCCGGCATAAATTGAGGTGACTGCGACACCACATTGAAGCGTTTAGAACAAGGCTTCTTGCTTCGGCTTGTCACGCTTAGGGCGATTAGCAGGGCCAACGCCGTTACGACGCTTACGGCCAGGGCCACTATTTCCATGATGTTTCTCTTTCCACGCGAATACACTCGCGTTCTTTGGTTGTGTTGATTGCCAGCCTTGTTGCCGGCGTCGGCGGGCGTCACAGATTCGGCAGTATCCGTGACTTCCATGCGTGAGCGTGCCCTCGTCCAGGTGAACTCCTCTTATGCGCACGACCATTGGTTTGCCGCATTCTTTGCAGTGTGATGGTGGTATGAAGCGCGGCTCACCATCGACCATGGGCGCCTCCACCCCTGCAATATCGGCAAGGTCGTAGGCTGTGCGCTGGTCGCCGTCACACCACACACCGGCCTGTATCACCCCGGCTGCTGGGCTGCGGTGTGCACGGTCGAGACTGTCCCCCGCGGTGAGCGCGTTAAGGGCGCATTGCTTGCGGATTGGGCAGTGCTCGCACATTTCGAGAGCATCGAGCGTATCGGGGTGCATTGGTTGCGGATGTGTGAAGATTCGGTGCCCTGCGCAGGGCGGTTTAGGTTGCTTCACACAACATGATGTTACATGTTCATGTTGCATTGCACAACATTAGTAGGTGATTTCCAGCCAGCACTTAGCTGGCTCACCCGGAACCTTGGGGTGAATGACCGGCATTTGTTCGTCCACATAGGTGTCACAATCATCGGGGATGAGCCCCGCATCTACTAGCCCATCGAGTAGTGCTTTCTGCGTGGGGTGAATGTTTGCCCTGTCACGCTTCTTGATGTTCCTATCCGGCTGGTAGTGCAGCTGCACAGTGATGTGCTTGTGCTTTCCGAGTCTTGCGGCCCGCGCCCTTACACATGCCTCATCACGCACACGTTTCACGATGCGCGCTTTTGCCGCCCAATGCAGTCGCTGATTCTGATTCAATGGTGGCCGGCCAAATGATAAGGCCATTATGTGGCTACTCATGCCAGTACTCCGCAGTCACGGCGGCGGCGCAGCACACGCCTCTCAAACGCTAGGCGATGCACCTGGTACCGGTCTGCCAACACATCTAGGGCCGCAGCCCTGCTCATGCCACACACCTCCGTGAAGTGACGCCATTCCGCATCGAATAGATCTGGGGAAAGAGCGCGCTGGTGCGCGTAGTCGAGGACGTCGGCGCGGGTGACGAACACAGAATGCCCACGCTTCGTGCAGGGAAGCAACCCTGTAGCCGTAGCTTTTAGCAGCGTGTCGTACCCTATCCCAGACCACTCTGCGGCCTGTTTCACAGTTATCAAATCACTCATTCTTCGTCTCCTAGTAGTTGTGTGAGTGCGGCTGCGCCTTGGGGTGGAAAGACGCCGTTGCCAATGGCTTTGAGCTGTTGCTGGCGGGTCAGTGCGGGCACGTCGGTCACCCAGCCCGCAGGCAGTCCCATCATCCACTCCGCAAAAGCAGGATTGAGCAGCGGTTTAATCTCTGGAAAGCGCGAGCCAAAAATCTCTTTATCCACATACCCAGTGACTACATCCTCAGTGACAGGCGGAGGCGCACCATGAATCAAAGCCCACGCTAAGATGCGCTCTGCCGTGTCACCCCATCGGCAATGAATCTCGTGCTCGATGGCATCTCCACCAATCCCGGCCAGTGCGAGGTCACGGTAGTGATCCCTGGTGATTTCCTGCGCCGGTCTGCTGGTGAATCGCTCCGCTTGTGGTCGCTCGCCGTTGGGGTAGGCAAGAATGAACAATCTTTCCCGGTGGTGCGGGGCGCCAATCTCTGAGGCCCGTAGAGTTGTCCACTGTGCATCCCACCCGATTTCGGCAAGGTCGGCGAGGACGGTATCAAATCCGAGAGTAAGGTGGCCTGCGACGTTTTCCAGGAATGCGAATCGGGGTCGAAGTACCCGAATGGCTGTGAGGACATAAGGCCAGAGGTGGCGAGTGTCATTTGTTCCTTTCCGATGCCCTGCCTGCGAAAATGGTTGACAAGGGTAACCTCCGGTGATGATGTCCACGGGTTCCACTGCATCCCAGTCCACGGTGGTCACGTCCCGGAAATTAGGCACGTCCGGCCAGTGGTGAGCGAGGATCTTTGACGGAGCATCGTCCCATTCGCAGAACCAGGCAGGCTTAGCCCCAGTGACCTGCTCAACGGCCCTATCGAGTCCGCCATAGCCTGAAAACATTGATCCGATAGTGAGCGTCATTCGGCCACGCTCCTTAGTAGGTTGATCATTGCGTCGAGGAATGCGTGCGTCCGGCAGGTGATGCCCTGCGAAGCCAGGTATGCGGCCATATCGGCGCGGGCATTACTGCTTGGCATCGCCGCGTCCTTTCATGCTGGTGCTCGCGATGTAGAAGCCCGGTAGTGAGCACTTACGCAGGGTGTATGCCGCCCAAGGGCCGTAGGCTATGAGTGCGGAGCCGGTGCCGGGCGAGCCGGTAGGTGGGGCGTCTTTGTCGCCGCGGTGGAACTTGATGCGCCCGGCGAGGAACAGCGTCGCGTCTGCATCGGCCATGGCCTTTTGAAACCACTTCGTGTCAGTCCTGTTGGGTACCAGGGCTATGGCGCTACCAACCGCGTCTGCGGAGAGCTGCGAGCACTTCCCTAACCACTTCTCGATGCCGGGGCCGTAAGGTGGATTGACCCACACGCGACCAACCCACGGCGAGGCCAGGCCATCCTCTTTGACAGTGAGGTGGTGTGAGGCCGGCACGTGGGTGAGACCTTTGCCCGGGCTGCACGGGTCGAGGTCAAAGCGGGCACCCAAAGCATCGAACACCCAGCGCGGTGTAAACCACTCCACACTGCCACTAACGGCAGTTTCGTGAACGAATCCAGTAGTCATGCCGCGTCCTTTTCTGTGAGTCCGAGTTTGTGGGCGCGGCGTCGCACCACGTCATGCCGAATGTTGTATCCATCTCCGATAAATGCGATGGCTTGTTCATCGCTCATGCCGTAGCACTTGGCAAAGTGCCACTCGTAGGCAAGATCGCTGTCGCTTAGTTGCTGTTGGTGTGAGTGTGCTGCAATGTCTGCGTAGTCGAATTGGGGCTGTTTTCCCATTGGTGTGCAGCGGGGGATACGGCCCATGCGCTCTAGCTTGTAGAGGCTGCGCGGTAGCATGTTTAGCTCGGCTGCGGCCTGCTCTAGGGTGATGGTGCTCATGCCGTCACCTCCGCAATGCTGGCGAGGCCATCAATGTATCGTTGGCGCTCATGGCGAAACGTGTCCGCCATGATTGGTAGCCACATGCCGGCCCGTACGGTTCCCCACGCATCATGCTCCATGGCGTCCAAGGCGCATTGCTGCTTGACTGAGCATCCGGCGCATAGTGTGCGTGCGTGGGCTTGCTTGTCTTTGACTGCGGGCTGGCGTTGCAAGTCGTAGTTGTTGAGGTCGTCGCCGCGACATTTCGCATTGTTGTACCAGCTCATTACGCTACCTGCTGTTCAATGTCGGCCAGTTCGTGGTTGGTGAAGTATCCGCAGCGCCCGGCGATACGCCATTCATTGGGGGAAATGTTTCGGGCGACTTCGCCGGTGATGAGGGTGACTTCCTCCCCCGTGAAGCAGTCATCAAAAAATAGCCAATCATGTTGCATGATGTGTCCTTTTGGTTGTGGGTTGTGAGACGTGGCAGCGCCTCTTGGGTACAACATTATGTTACATGATGATGTTGCGTGACACAACAAAACTCCCAACCTTTAAGGTCAGGGGTTGCGGTTAGATTGGCACAATTGGGCCTACGTCGCGTTGTGCGATGCGGGTGGTGTAGCAGTCGGGGAATCCCCACTTGGCATCTTCTTGTGCGTGCTCTAACTTTTCGTGATAGTCGCATGTGTCTGTCCACTCACCCTCCCACAGGTACTGCACCAGATACAGGGTGTGAGCCTCCGGCCTCATACAGCACCTCTCAAGATTTTCCGCAGCTCTGTCACGGCTTCGCTAAAGCTCACGGTCATTGGGCGGGTTGTGTCTTGATAGGTGCTGATATCGAGGCTTTGCCAGTGATCGGCCAGCTTCTCGATGCTCTCCCTCAGCCTGATTACCTCGGCCACAGCCTCCGGGGCAGACGCGGCGAGGGTAAGGTTGCCGTCCGCCTTGTACGGGTGGTCGGTTTCTTCCCCTATCCGAAAAATAAGTTCACCTGAGACGCTGAATAGTTCCGGCGGTGCATCGACGGTGTACGGGGGTTTCGTTTCTGCCCACGGCCCTGGTGTCGATCCGGCGAGGAGTGTCTGCCAATCAGTGGTGCTTCTACTCATCGTTCTCTCCCAGGTGTCGTGCCCACTGTCCTCGCGGGCGAGTTAGGCATCTGATTTCGTACATCGCAGCTAGCCAGGACGAGCATCTGGCATATAGCTCACCGTCGATGTACACGCACCACATGAAGTAGTAGTCATCGACTTTGCGGATTCGGTATCTACTCATTGTCCTCTCCATTCTTGGGTTTATCGTCTGTCCTGATCGCTGCCCATATTCCTAGCCCGATGATGCACAGGGTGACGTTCAGGATCGCTATGGATGCGACTTCTTCCCGGCTCATGGCTTGGCCTCCCAGTCGTGAATGAAACAGCGTTGCGAGTTACACCACTCATCGTCTTGCCACTCCCCTTTCACCGGCTCCCCGTCCTTGCCCCACGCACGAGGCAGGTCAAAGCGCGGGGTGAGGCACCTAGTCATTACCAAAGTGTCTGTCCTGCCATCGGTCGCCTTTGGGTCTTGCACAGATGACAAACCGTTCTTGTCATGTCGGTAGATGACGCGAAAGTCCTTTCCAGCGGGGTCGGTGTAGTCACACCACATTCCTACGCACGCTTCCCGCTCGGCAGGTGTCATATCGGCAAGCGTTCTAGGCATTGATTACCTCCGGTGGTGATACACGACGACGCACGATGCGGAACTGCACATGCGTTCTGGCGGCTCGCTCTGCGGATCGGTAGGTTTTACGCCATCCCGCGCTAGGGTCTAGTCGCCATTCCGAGCCACGGTTCGTCAAATACTTGTACTCAACACAGTATTCCCAGGTTTCTTCGGCTAGTGCCTGCGCAAAATCCGGGGCAGCGGCTGCCAGTCTTGTGTCATCCTCTGAAACGAAGTCGCCACAGACTTCCGTGAAATTATCTGTTTCAATCCAAAAGCGCTCCTGCGAACTATCAAGCAACGCCAGCCACGGCTCGTCATGGTAACGGTTCTCAAACAACCGCTTAGCGCGGTTAATGATGTCATTCATTCCATATCTTCTTTCGTTAGCCCGTATGTTTCTGGCGTGTCTAGCGCTACTTTGCGCGCACGTCCGAGGTTCTCTTGATACTGGTAGATGTTCAGCTCATACAGCATTTCTTGGACCGCCGATTGCAGGCGCGTAACTTTGTCACTCATGCTTCCTCCAGTGCTTTGCGGGCTGCGCGAACCTGCGCGGCGGTTGCAACAACCGCGGCAGGAAGAATGGGCGGGCGACCAAACGTCGGGAATTGAATCCGGTGGATAATCCCATTGGCGGTATCTACAATCCCACCATCTATAATTAGCACTGTCTCAGGGTCGAGTGCTTCGAGTCCCTCCACCGTGCGAATCACCTGCGGGGCGGGAGGCCTACCAAACTCCTGCACCTTTCTCGCGAAGCTATCCTCTGCTAGAACCGTGCTTGTGGCCTCCGAGCCGAGATTATGTTGCCAGTAACCGTTTGCTAGTTTTCGGTAGCAGTAGAGTCCGTTAGGTACGTCGTGAATTAGAGTTCCCGCAGGTGCCTTTACGTAGTCCTCTAAGGTATCAAGGTATTCAGGTTTGCTCATTGATTCTTCTCCTCTGCGTAGTTGGCTGCTGCGAGTAGGGCGGCAGCTAGGCCCCTGCCCGCACTTGGGGTTATCTGCATAAACACCTTGTTAAAATCCTCTACCTGCAAGGAGTGGTCTTTCATCAAGACCACAGCAAGGGTGTCGGCTTCGCTGGTCGTGTGCCAGATTGAGGGTGCGTCATCATCCATCCATGCTTTGCCCCGCTCCGGCAGTTCTGGCGCGAGGAGTCCCGCATCCGCGAGGGCTTGGGCTGCTTGCGTGGCGGTGCGGCCAAGAATGACCTGCTCCGCTCTCTCAACGTTGCTCATGCTTTCTCTCCTAGCTGTGCTTCCAGTTCCTTGATTCGTGCGTCCTGCGCAATGACCGTGTGAGCCAAGGACGGGGCTGCTGCGGCAAGGCGAATATCCTCGTCCCAGCCGGAAAGCGAGCACCCCTCGCTACTAGTCCCCTCTAGTACGCTGACTGTGTATCCCGTACCTTTTCTTCGTACCACTCGCCCGTAGCGGTACTCGTCTTTATCTGCGATAACCTCCGCGTCGATATAGGCTTCTCCGGCTTCGATGTATGCCCTCCACGTCCCCGGGGTTGTACTCTTTAGCAATTCTTTCGCCTGCTCGGCGGTGATTAGGTTGCTCATGCTTCTTTCCACTCCTGATTCTCGTCCTCTCGGCTTAGCAGGACGTAGCCGTAGGCGTTGCATATTGCTCTTGCGGTTTCTTCATCTATAGCGAGGCAGATAAAGGCCTTTTGTTTCCGCTTATCCCAGCCGTATCGGCTCACTGTTGCCCACATGCTCATGCTTGCACCTCGCGGTCTGGCAGAAGTCGAGCCAGGAGGGTGACCTCATCATTGTCACAGACATCATTGACGGTTTCCCAATGTGAATGGCAGGCATTAGCTCGCTTCATCGCCATACACTTTTCCCCGAACACCTCTACTAGCCAGTACTCCCCAATTTTGCAGTCCTCCGGCTTGGGGAGGGGCGCAGGTGCAGGTTCCTCTTCGAGGAAGGTGAGTTCGGACTGCTTGGCGTACCAGTAACACGCCTTAGAAGTAGCGCTATCATCACTGGCGAAAATACAGTAATACCTATTGATATTCGTCTCGGGACTCACAACTACCCGCCCGTATTCAGAGTGCTCTGCCAAGCGCATACCCTCCGGCAAAGCAGGGCGGGAACCGCCGGCGAGGATGGCCTCGTTCGCGGCCTCAAGGTTTGCTTTCTCAGCCATGAGCTTCTCTTTGACGGCCAACGATTCCTCCAGGCGCTTCTGCACCTCGTCACGCTCATGGGTGAGGTCAGCGACCATAGCTTGCAACTCGCTAATGCGAGATATGCGATGGGACACATAGTCGGCGAGCTCATCGATACGCCGCGTTGCGAAGCTGTTGTCGTGAGATAGGATTTTGTTCTCTTCAAACAGGCGGTTAGCACGGGTTCTAGCATCATCGCGTTCTTCTCGGAGTTGTAGTTTCTGCCCAATGATCGGGTTGAGCTGTGGAAACTTCTCGTCAAGCTCCGCGTACACCTCCTCGACCGGGGCGTCCGTACACGTTATGGTGTGGGTGGTGTTGATGTTGATATTAGGCATGGTGTGTCTCCGTGTCGGTGATGGCGATGTCGATACTGTCGTGGGTGGTGAGCGCCTGGGCGAGGGCGGCATCTTCCGCCTGGTAGGCACCTAGTATGAGGGCATCGAGTAGGTCGCTGTAGTCGGTACTGTCTGCGTCGATGGTGGCGTGGTGCCGGGTTGTGTCCCCGTTGGTGTTCCAGATGGTGATGTCACAGGCGTTGCGTGTGAATGTTTCTGGGGGGTGTTGTTCGCGTTCTGCTCGGATACTGTCGGCGCAGGTGTGTGGGTTCATGGTTTCCCTTGGTGGTTGTGGTTGGGGGCTGGCAGGCCCCTTTCTTGGTGCGTGTTCCATGTTATATCACGCAACATTTTGGTGCAACTTTATGTTGCGTTGTAGCGGACGAATAGGTGCTTGTTCAGTACGGTTGCTTCGAATCCGGGGCCACAATTACCCATCGTGCCGCGCCGGATTCGGCGCCCGTACTCGTAGAGGGTGCGTAGTGGTTTGCGGGCGGGGAATTGCACCCACGCATCTTCTGGTGGTTTGGTCTTGGCTTCTTCTACGACGTGGTGGAAGAAGTCATCGTATTTGCTGCGTCGTGGCTGGTCTGGCACTTCTTCTAGTCGCATTTGTGTTCCTTAGAATGGTGGGTTGTCTTGGGGTGTGGTGCCCCACGCATTGCCCTGTGCGGGCTGCTGCTGGGCTGGGGGCTGCTGTGACCACTGGCCGGACTGCTGGGGTTGGTTGCCCTGGGCGGGGGACTGTAGCGCCGGCTGCACATAGAAGCTATAGGCCAGCATCTCCAGCTGTGAGCGCTTATTGCCTTGCTTGTCCTCCCATTGGCGGGTGTGTAGCTTGCCGGTGACGGCTACTTGGTCGCCTTGCTTGAGTTGTGCTGCTGCTTGCGCCCATGCTTTGGGCTTTTGCTTGCGGTCTGCGGATTCATCCCAGATGGTGACGGGGATGTACATTTTGCGTACGTCGTCCCAGCTGTTGGTTTGGTCGTTGTAGCGACTGTCTGATTCTGCGATGGTGAATGATGCTACGGCTTGGCCTTGTGCGGTGTAGCGAAGCTCGGCGTCTCGGGGTAGTCCGCCTGTGATGGTTACGGTGTTGATGCTCACTTGGTTGTCTCCTTGAATGTTGCGATGAATGTGCGCCATAGGTAGGCGCGTGCTTTGTCTATGTCTGCGGGGGCTTGGGTGGTGTCGATGGTGGCGTGCATGAGGCCGGCTACCCCGTTGAGCAGTTGGGCGTTGGTGAGTTGTTCGAGGCTGTCCATGTTGATGTTGGCTTCGCCGCCTGTACCCCAGGTGATGGTGATGTGTGGTTTAGGCATCGTCCACCACCGGGGACATGATGCAGTTGGTGCCGTCCTCTTGCTTGACGAGGAGACCTGCATCGGCCAAAAGGGTTGCGGTGTGCATGCTCATGATGCGGGTGGTGGTGATGAATTGCGTGTCTGTGAGGGTGTCGGTGCCGGCGTGTTCACAGTGCAACGCGGCGAGTAGCCATGCTCCCCACGCTTCTGGGGTGAAGTCTGCGTACTTGGGGTTGGATAGTTGTTCTTGGGTGATGATCACAGTGCGTCCTTATGTAGGAATTGTGGTGCGTATTCGCCGATGTAGCGGATCAGTTGCCGGTGAATATCTGCGTCTCGGATGTGACTGTCGGCAAATGCCACAAAGAGTTCGGTAGTGTCATCGCCTGTGCCGGTGAGGATCACAGACCGCACTAGCTCTTCTCGCTTTTCTCCAGTCTTTAAGCCCTGAACGGATGGGGTTCTTTGTGTCGGCCCGTCGCTGATGGTGCATTTGCCTGGGTCGATGACCTGGGCTACGTCGCGGTTTAGCTGCTCTTGCATTCCTGCTCCCCCTTGTAGTGGTCGTTGCGGGTGTCTACGGCTGATTGCACGAATTCTTTAAGTTCGACAATGTTGAATTGGCCAACTTTGATTTCTTTGTTTGCGTCAAAGACTTCGATCTCGTCTGGGTTTGCTGGGTCGTATGCCCATGAGAGGTCTTGGACTATGGTGTCTGCGCGGTGGCTTTTGGCCTTGCGGCGGTTAAAGAACTGGGTCACAATGGTTCCTTTTGTTTGTCTCGTGCGAGGCTGATGCCTTGGGAGCGGAGGTGGTGGAGGCGGTGCCGGACGGAGCGGTAAGTTCGTTGCAGTTCTAGAGCTTCGTCTATAATCCGCCCAGACCCTGCCATTAGGTGGGCGTCCTCCTGGGCACTCCACGGCAGCTTGTTCCTTACGGCGTTCTGCCGTGATACTCGCTGCCACTTCTCAAACGCGGGGTTCCCCATCATGGCGTTACGTTCACGGCTGTAGGAACGGCTATAGGCCGAGATGTGGGCACGGCGTGATTGGCGGTAGATGGCGGTGCATTGCTTGCAAATACTTTTCCGCCCGTCTCGCCCTAATGGTTCTCGGTTAAACATGGCGGAGGGTTTTGCTAAACCGCATTTGGTGCATGTTTTAGCGTTCATGCCCCCACCCCTTTGGCTTGGTTGTAGATTTTGTGTGTGAGTTCGCGTTCTTGGGCGTCCAGGCGGTTCCATTCGGCATGGAGCCAGTCACGCTCTTGCACGTTGTCCTCCCACTGGTGGAAGTTGATAGTCTTAGCGTCCTGAATCTGTGCTAGTTGCTCCAACAGTGGTTCCAGCTCCGTGTAGGTGACGGTCATGCTGTCCCCCTGTGACAGTTCGCATCCTCGGCATCTTCACGGGTCACATGCAGGTTTCCGGCTAGGTCTTTGTATCTGGTGATGGTGGTGAACCGACCCACTGCACGCACATCAGCTACACAATGCACGCGCCCACAATCAGGGCACGGTGGCTTAATCATTCCGTCTCCACCTCATGCTCATGCTTCGCCAGGAGCGCATTCCACTCGTCCGGGCCAAGTAGCCTGGCATAGGCCTTGAGGTCGAGGTCTGCGTCTGTGATGCGCGGGTCGTCCACAATCTCTTGCAGCAGGTCGCCCGTGTAGTAGGTGCCGTCCCACTCCGGGAACTGCTTGTCCTGCTGGCGTGAGAGGATCCGAAACGCTGCACGCTCTAGGTGATTGCCCATCACATTGCCCCCAGCCACACGGGAGGCATTGCCACAACAGCGCCAAGGATGAAGCCAATCATGATTCCAAGGGCAAGCATCAGGTAGGCGAAACGCATGCGCTTACGAAGCTGGTCTTGCATCATCTGAACCTGAGTCATTACCGCTCCCCCTCCGGCTCAACGTTCCAGATTTCGACATCATCAGAGGCAATGAGGTGCATTAGGTACTTGTCGATGTTGGTCACGCCAATGGTTTTGAGGATGTCCTTAGCGTGCTGCGTGTCTGGGTCGCCATCAATCGTGTCGTAGGCGCCGGATTCGATAAGCTCCCCAACCGCGTCGCGGTCATCCTCTGGGTTGGCTTCAACGCGCACACGGGGGTCGAGGGAGTCTTTGCCGTTGGGGTGTTCGATGCTGATGGTGGCAGTCCACCAGTAGCGGGTTAGCGTGTTGCCCATTGTGGTTCTCCTTGGGTTGTGGGTGTGGGGTGGCAGCCCCTTTGACGGTTTCGATGTTACATGATTCAACATTTGCATGCAACATTGGGTTGCGTTGCAATAAACTTGCACACACTATGCACGATTTAACGGTGTTAAATACCCACACCCCACCAGATACCCGATTTCAACCCGCGGGGCGCTCTGTGTGGACGCTGGGCACCTTTTTGGCATATCTGGGGGACTATTGCCGGAGCAACTTCTGTATCTGCGGACTGCTGAAGGCGGTGTTGTTGGGCTGGGTGTCGGCAAGGTGCCGGAGTTCTTGCAACACCGTGTTGCGTATTTCGCGGCTAATGATGCGTTTGGTGGCGTTGGCGGCGGATACGCCGGTTGCTGGGGTTTTGAACCAGATATTGCGGGTGAGATAGCCGGTGATGGCGATTTCGTCAGTGTCTGCGTCGAGGGTGACCCACCCGGCTTGTGCGAGTTCTGTCGCGGCAAGCGTGATGTCATCGGCGTTGGTATCGGTGGCAAGTGCCGCGAGGCGCCCTGGCCGGTACTCATGCACACCTACCTGGCTGATGCTGGGGCTGGTAGTGATGGCGATGTAAAGCCATTGGGCAAGACTGTCCAACTCTAGCCATTGGGGGTTTTCCCAGATTTCGGCTTTGAAATTGACGGTGCTGCGCGGGTGACGAATGGTGATACCGGACATGGTTGGGGTTCCTTACGAGGCTTGTTGGGTTGCGGCTTGGGCGATTCGGTGGCGTGATTGTTTGATGATGTCTGCGTCTGCGTAGGTGATTTCTGGTGGCTGTTTTTGTGCGTTGCTCCAGGATTCGCGGGCAAGTTGCAGGGTGTCTTGCCCGGTGGGGTCTTTGGTTGTGTCGATGCCAGACCAGTACGGCGGGGGAACTACCTTGTCGAGGGTGAATTGTGCCCCGTAGTTTTTCTTGGCGCGGTGTACGCGGTGCTTCCACCTGTGGGCTTCGAGGATGTATTTTTTGCTGTCATCGCGCTCCCATTGCTTGATGACTTGGCGTGCCGATTCGACGATTTGGTGGGGTGTGGCCATGCGGTCACTGGCGTTGTATGCGGCCCAGTATTTGATGGCGTCCGGCCATACATCTTCCGGGATGGTGATTTCGGAGAGTACATCTGCCCAGACTTCGATGACGATTTCGTCTGGCTTAGGGAATTGTGCTGGGGCTGCTCCCGATCCGTAGGCGATGATGCTGGCTGCGAGTTGGATTGCTTGTGGTGTGGGCATGGTTGTGGGGGCCTTTCTTAGAACGGCGGGTTGATGGCACCTTGTGGTGTTTGTGGTGGGGCGGTTTTTTGGCGGACGAGTTTTTCGCCGAGGTCGAGGTATTGCTGGGATTTGGATTTTTGGTGTTGGCGGGGGTTGGTTTTTTCGGCTTGTCTGCGCATCCAGAGTCGCCAGGTTGCATCCCAGTTGACTTTGCGGGCGCGTTGGCCTCCGAGTGATTGCCAGTAGTCGGTGAATTTGGCGTGTTCGTATTCGAGGTTGAGGTGTGGTGCTTCGGCTTGGATGGTGTGGATTACTTGTTGGCTGGGCATCCAGTTGTCGGGGAGGCGGTGTGCGCGTGCGCACTCTTCTTTTTGGTTTTCTTGGGTTTTAGTTTTCTTAGAGGAATTAGTCTTCTTATGTTGCGCAAATTCTCCGTTGACGGTTTTTTTGCGCACGGTGCGACCTGCGGGTTTGTTTGTTTCTGCTGGTGGGGCCGTATGTTCATTTTTTGCCACCGGCTGCGAGCTGGGGTTTTGTGGTGTTTGTGCTGGTGGGGCCGTGCGCAAATTTTCCGCTAACGGTGAATGGTCTATCGGTTGGCTTAGTACGGTGTAGTTTGATGCCCCGAACTGGCCTTTTTCCCCATTGGTTTGCTCTCGAATGAGGTATCCGTGCTCTTCAAGCTCTTTGACTGATGATGTAATTGTGCGGCGTGAAACTTCGAGTGCTTCGGCGATTCTGTCGACACTCATTGACCATCCGTCGCGGTGTGAACGGAGGTACAAGTACACGCCTTTTGCCCGTAGGCTGATGCGTGGGTCGCGGGCAAGATCGTTAGCTATGAGCGAGAAGTGATCTTCGGGCGCCGGGCCGTGTTTTATCGTGGCCATGCGGTCACCTTTGAACAACGCGGGGTGCGGCTAGGATGTTGTCTAGTCATTGCACGTCCTTTCGCATGGTTGTGTTTGTGCTTTGATAGACCCCTGTGTGGCGTGTGGTGCGCCTGCGGGGGTTAATTTTTTGATGGTGCGCTATGGGGTGCGTTGTCTGAATTGCGTATCCGTAATTACATGCCGGTTAGGCTGCTAGGGCGCCCTCGGTAGGTGTCGTGCCTACCCATTGGCGAATTGCGCCGCCGTTACGTGAGGGGGCCTGCGATTCGATGAATAGGCCGGTGGGGCGGATGATGCCGTCTTTGCGATAGACGCGGAAGATAGAGCCGATGGCGTTGGGCTGCGATGGCTGGTTGTCGCCCATGAGTTCGCGGAAATCGTCGGCGGTGAATGGGCGCCCGGTGCCGGCTAGGTGCATGATGGCTTTGTGTGCGGCGGCGTGCCAATTGTTGGTCGCGGATACTTGCGCGTAGTAGGCGATGTCGCGGCGGTCTGTGTCGCTCATGGTGTGCATGATGAGTCCTCTTGGTGGTTGTCTAACTTTGGCATGGCAGTGCCGGGGTGTGGTGTGCGGATGCCCCTCCCCGCTCGTCCATGGACTAGGCGGCTTCTGCTTGCGCTTCACCACTCTCGACAATCTCCCCTTCGACGTGCTGCGGATAGTCAATGGCGGTTTCGGTGAGGTCTACGCGCACCGATTCATCCGCAGAAATGGCCTGTGATAGTTCAGTCGATTTAGGCATCCACTTCGAGAGCTGTCGTACGCACGTTTTGTGCGCCATGGCCTCGAAATTATCTACCCACGGGCCAAACTTCGAGGTCTTGGAATGGCGATCCTTGTATGCCACCATTTCGGGATGTGACATGACATAGAACGCGTGCCCCCCGGTGGTGAACTTTGCCACGGCATAGTAGGCGATGGGGTGGCCTTTATCCCCGCCCATGTATGGCTTGTGTATGAGCTTGTCCTCTAGGCCGTAGTCCACCTCAAAAGTGTCATTCTCGTACACGGTACGGGCGATCAGTGATTGGATTTGGCCGCTACGGTGTGCAAGCTCCACAAGCCCCTGGTAGCCAATCACGAGCTGCGCTACCTTTCCTCCTGCGCGCTTGTCGAAGAATGGGATTAGGTACGCGTGTCCGAGGACGCCGGGGCGCAGGCCAAGCTGGGCACAGGTCATAAGGGAGCCAAGGACGGAATTAGGGCTGCACTGTGCGAGGTCTGGGGTCTGTCGCAGGCAGGTGAGTGCGTCGCGGATTAGCTGCGTTGCTTCCATACCCTTGGGGGCTGCGAGCTGGAATTGCTTTTCCATGGATTGGATTTGCGATGCGAGGGTGGGTTTTTGCTGCTGCGCTGGGGTGGCGTTTGCGGACATGCGGGCTTCTAGGTTGTTTCCCATGATTAGGCTTCTTTCTTAGGTGTGGTGGGGATGATGGATACGGCTTGGTATTTTCGGTATTCGGCGGGTTGCTCGGCCTTGAATGCGTTGAGGTCGAACGTGGGGATGGGGCGGGTGTATTGGTCTACTAGTTCCGGCTGTTCTGCCCGGAGGTTTCTTAGCGAGAGTTGCCCGCGTCGTGCTTTTGCCCATGTGCGCTTGCCGGTGGCTAGGGCGTCGTGGCCGTCCATGAGCTTTGCGAATTGTGCTTTGGCGCGGTTGATGTCTAACTCCGCTGCCTTTTTGCGTTCGTCTGCATCTTTCCAGGCTTGCCAGATGCTTTCCGCGGCGTCGGCAGGTACTTCTTGCGGCGGGGCGGCGTGTTTCCATTCGGCGGTGAGTGCTTGCAGAGTGCGTGCATGCCCATCGATTTCCGGCTCTGTTCCGTCTATGACGTGCTGCCAGAACTTTTGCTCCATGTCGAATAGCATTTCCATGATGCGTGGGTTGAGGTCTATCTCGAATACGCGCAGGTCAATTCCGCCGATTAGAACGGCTACTACCGCTTGCTTGATTCCGGTGACCAGGCCGGCGTGGTGCACCTGGATTTCGGCATGGTCTGCGATTTGCCCATCCCACTTGTGCGCTTGGGAGTAGTGACAGGTCTTGAACTCGCAGATGCGCCCATCTTCGGTTAGTCCATCGAGGTTGGCGCGAAGCCATGGCGTGCCGGTGTGCATTAAGCCGGATGTGGGTTTGTGAATCTTGATACCAAGATGGTCTGCGGTGGCGTCGAGGATGACCGGTTCAAGCCGGTTTCCCCATTCGCGCAGGCGCTCGGTCGCTTCGTCTACTGGTGGGTCTAGTGGCGCTTGGCCGGTTTTTATCATCCATAGGCTGTATGGCGATTCCCAGTCGGTGAGTCCTGCGATGGCGCTGGCATCTGATGAGCCGATACCTTGATTGCGTTGCTGTAGCCACTCGTATCGGCTGTTTGTTTCCGGGAGTGTGGTGTATGTGGTATCATTCATTAGTGTTTCCCTTGGTTGTGGAGACTATCGGCCCCTTGCGCGGTTATCGGATGGCAGTCCGGCGCCTGTGTGGCCGATTCTTTTTAGGATGCGAGCTTTGCTTGCGCCCGCTCAGACTCGTCATTGAGCCAGTCCATGAACGCGTCGGCGTCGATTGTGCTGATGCGGTAGATGGGCTTAGACGGGTTCTTGCCAATGTTCTTGGCAGCGAGGTTCCCGGCTCCGATGTGGCCGTAGATGAATCCTTTTGACAGGTCGTAGTAGTCGGCCATTGTGGCTGGGGACATGAAGCGTTTTTCTGGCATTTTGTTCTTCCTCCTGTGGTTGTGTTTTGTGTGGGCTGGCAGGCCCTCCGACTCACTTCATGTTACATGATGTAACACTATGGCGCAACATGGTGTTGTATCTAGGTTCGAATTACACTTTTGGCATTACGCGCACACAACATTTGCGGATACATTTGGTGGCATGAATGAGATTTCTAGGATCGTCCGAGCTGCCCGCAGGAGGAATGACCTCACCCAAGCAGAATTGGGGAAGGCGATGGACAGGTCGCGCTTTTGGGTGATGCAGCTTGAGAAAGGCGAGTGGCATAATGGCGCGGATTTTAAGGTCGATGCTGCGATGTTGATTAAGCTCGCTGGGGTGCTGAATATTGATCCGCATGTGCTTTTGGCGGCGTCTGATATTCCAGAGGATGAATGGCCTAATCTTTCGCACGGACGTTCGAATGCTGCTATTGTTCGAACCGTAGAATTACATGGCCTGTCCGATAAGCAGGCTAACCTAGTCAAGCAGATAGTAGCCGAGTTAAGGGCAGGAAATGACAACAACAAAAAGCAGGGTAAGCAATGACGATCTTCTCATAATCCCCCAATTCGGCATCACCACCCCTGGCGAGCATCTAACCCCCGCGGAGATAGTCGCTGTGCGTGAAGATTGGCACCACTACCCCCAAAATATGGCACGCCCGTTCGAACAAACATGGACGGTATCTTTTGCCCATTTGAGTGGCCACCGGCTCGTCGTGACCACCACAATGGATATACCCCGAACGTCGCGCTAGGCACCCAATTCCTCTAGCGCCTTTCGTGCTGCACCTGTCGAAACGTGCATGTAATTCCGGGTGCTAAGGATCGTCGAGTGGCCTGCAATTTGCCTGATAACCTCCGGGTCTACCCCACTCTCAAGCAGGAGTGACACCATCGTATGGCGTGCGGAGTGCAGTACCAGGGGGCGGACACCCGCATGCTCACACAATTGATGCCATGCATCATCATCTTTATGGGCCGTGATTGGCCTTCCTTTATCGTCATGGAATACCAGCCCCGCATCATCCACCTCGGCGCGCAGTGCGGTGAAAGCATCACGCAGGACGGTGGGCATTGGCAGCAGGCGCCGTGAAGAATCGGTCTTAGGGCTTGTGAGCCACAGCCCCTCATAGCATGGGCGTATGGGTACGCCGGCGGGAACTGCGGGCTTGCGGTAGGGGCATGCGGTGGGCTTGATGTGCTTCTCACATCCGCATTGGTCGCCGTGCATCCAGGGGATGCGCTGCAATTGCCACGACAAATCAATGGTTCCCATGTCGAGGTCTACTCTGTCCCATTCGAGGCCTAGGCATTCTGATTGGCGGGCGCCGAGGGTGAGTGCCATTATCCATCGGGCTTGCATCATTGCTGACTGGCCACGGCTCGTGGCAATGATGGCGTGTAGTTCATCGCGGGTAAAAGCCTCACGGGTTTTGCTTGTGGATTTGGGCGGTGGCGTCCGGTCACATGGATTGTGCGCGATCTTCCCCTCGTACACGGCATCTTTGAGACACACGGACAGGGTGTTGTGGACGGCGCGAATCGTCCGGGACGATATGCCCTTGCGTCGCATTGTCATGTGTAGGTGCCGAATGTGGTCTGGGGTGATGGCGTCGAGCCGGTTTTCACCGATGGCGACGATGTGGTTCTTGCCGTAGCCGCGGTAGTTGCGCAGCGGGCCGGGTTTAATGCGCTCGAAGGCAATGTTGTCGCACCAGTATTTCCACCACTGGTTGAGGGTGGGGACGGTGCCGGGGAGGTAGGTATCGTCCTCTAGTTGGGCCACCTTGTCTTTGACTTTGCGAGCGAGACGCTGCTTTGTTTTGGCGGTGACTTTGACGCGCCAGCGCTTGCCGTTGGGGCGGTATCCAAGGTCTAGGGTGCGGTGGTATAGGCCCCTTTTTTCGTCGTGGTGTATGTTGCAGATGTTGCGGACTGGTGGCAT